TTGGCTTTGGTGTTGCTATTTGACGTGCGGTATCGCCGTCAATTCTGCCTATTTGTTGGCCATCAGACCAATAAACGAAACCATCAGGAAGACGAGCATAGCTAACGCGGCTCGTGTTGATACCAGTTGCCAGCACCACATGAGCCAAAGTGTCAGCATTGATGCGTACCAAGTCACCATTGAAAACCCCATAAGCCGCCAAATCATCAGCCCATAGTGAATGCCATGAGCCGCCGTCTGCTTGAGTGTAACCCTTGCGCCGACGGACAAAGCCGCCCGCTGATAGGTCGATGTTATCTGCAACTCTAAGCCAAGCTGGGGAGCTGTCGGTTTCTGTTGGCGCATCCATCCTCGCTAACGGGAGGCGATTGTTTAGGCCAATTGGTGTTACAAGTCTTTGCTTCATGTTTATACCGGGGTGTAATACCAGTCAGGGGAAGTAAGAACCTGCCCTAAAGAAAACTCATCCTCCGCTACAAACTTCTTTTGCCCCCAATAAGAGCCTTCATTGATGTCTGCTGCCGTCAGGTTTGGTGCGCGAAGCTCAAGATACTGCAAGCCGATATATTTGTTTACAGTGACCCGAATACCGTGAACGCCTCGAACGCCATCAGGTATTTGCCCTATTTTTTTGTATCCTGAATGACGGATATTTGATGATGAGCGGCCTACATCTGGGTACTCATTCGCTTTTGTATCAACATACTCAGGATGACAAGCGCCGACAAGAACATCAAAGTCTGGCGTGACAATGATGGTCAAAGCCCGATAAGCTGGCGCATAGTAAGCGCCATACTCTTTGAGATACCAATTGCCAAAGTTTTCACTTTTAATTAGCGCACCTTGCGTCAAGGACGCTGCGCTCGCACCCATGCCAGCCATCAAACCAAAGCCGCCTCGCACCCACGCAAGCGGGTTTCCTGCGCCATCAAGCAACTCGACCTTCATAAAAAAACATCGGCAAAATTTACGGAATTGCGAACTCTCGTATTGACGAGACGCCGAAAAAGCGTAAAGTCGTAATTACGGAAAAGCGGAAGAAGCAGAGTACAGACCACGACTTAAGAAGTATCTCAAGGTGACGAAATGAACGACATGACAACGTACAACGCAGAACGCGAAGCCCGCACAGAATCCCGCGTCAATGAGATCGTAGAGTACACCAAGACGCCGAGGACGCTCAAAGAAATATTCGCGCATTTTACCAATCGGTGGGGAGTAAGTGAAAAGACGGTTCAGTATTCGGTACAGTACGCGGTAAGGTCGAAACGTGTGAAGCGCGGCGAAATGTACGAGGCGAAATAATGGGTTTTCGTCGCGCCGCTAAAGTAGACCTGAACCAACCGCAGGTAGTAAAAGAATTGCGCTCACTAGGTTATCGAGTTGATATTGTCTCGCAGGTAAAGAAGTTATACGATTTAGTTGTAACTGGAAGAATTACCGGTACTAACGATATAAGAACCGTGCGGGTTGAACTCAAAAGCGAAGGTGGAACACTGACGCCGGATGAAATTAGTTACCATACGTCAGAGCCGTACCCGGAAACTTTACTAATTGCATTTAGTACAGAGGATGTGCTCGAATGGTTTCACAAACCGTATTTGATAAAGAAGCAATAATTCGGAAGCGCGGTTATCTTTGTGAGTGCGGATGTGGTAAACCCGGCGAAGATTTACACCATTGCTTTATTCATCACATCCGGCGCAAGGGTAAAACAAAATACCAAGAATTGAATGACCCGCGTAATCTTATTTTAGTGAACCACCACGAACATATAAACAGGAAATTTGATACGCGAGAATGGCGAAAGCGATTCTGGAGAATCCAGTGTGACAGATACGGCGAGGCGTCCATGCTGGAATGGTTGAATAGCCTCCCTGTAAAGTTACAGTATAGAAAGGATTGGCTATGACAAAACTAAGCGACCTAGAAAAAGGTATCCCCGCCTTGAAGCTGGAGCACTACGGCGCGTTTAGCCCTGATGCCCCGAAGTATTTCAAGGGCGAAACGATGCAGATAAGCTGCAAAGCGGAACGGGCGCAAAGCGAAGTTTTAGACTTTGCCGAGAATCACTCCAATGGTCACCGGGATTGGATTTTCAAGATCGGATACCCAAAGTACATTGACAACCGCTTTGTTTGGGTGCTGATGAGATGAGAATAGCAATCACAATTCAGGAATTACGAGCGGGCGACAAGCTGAACGGAAGAACGGTAACAGTTGTCCAGAGGCATACCCGGCTTGCTATTATATATGTTGACTTCGAGGACGGCGGGAAAGCGTCCTACGAATGGGATACAGAAATGTTGGTTGACAGAGACATAGAAAGGATAAAGAGACATGGGATTTTTTAGCAAAATCAAAGCAGAACAAAAAAAGAACGAAAGCGAGACAAAAGAAGAACGCCGCATCTTTTGGCAACCTTTCTTAGACCATCCGCTATTATTTACCGCATTGATTATCAGCGGGTTTCTCAGCTTTTTGGCTGGGTGGTTTATTGGTCTTGGTGTCCGCGTCGAAGATGGGATTCTGATTTACAAGTCAGATGTACCGCATATTTTCGCGGCGGTAATGTACTCTGCGGCTTTTCCTTACTTCTTTGAATTCGGTCTTGCAAATTGGTTGCATAAATTATTGACCAGAGAGCCTGATAACAAAGCGCAAGCTGGCGCGGCTTTTTTTATGGTTTTCGCAACAGGATTAGGAACTGCATATACCGCCTATTCAACGGCTGATATTATTGCAACGGGCTTGGGATTCTTTGAAGTGTTTACTGCAATTCCTGAGAATGTCCAAAGGTGGATTGTTTATTCATTGCCGACAATGCTTATCTTGAATATCGTAGCAGGTGAAGTTTACAGGCAATTCAGCCAAGAGGCAAAACTTTTACGTATCGCTCAGATGCACTTGCGCGAGAAACGCATTGAGGCTGATACCGAGGTAAAGATTGCACAAATGAACTCCGCCGCCAATATTCAAATTATCGCCGCTGCTGAATTCGCAAAGAAAGCAGAAATTGAAGCGGACGGGATTGGTAAGGATAAAGGGCAAAATCTTTGGAATAAAGAACGCGTCCGGTATCAGCCTGAACAGGTTTTTGCCTCAAGTACGCAAGCCATTGACAACGTAACCATCACCCCGGCAAACCCTCAGACGGGGCAGGGCAAGGAATAGCCGCTGCCCCTAAGACAGCCCCGCCCGATACTGGCGACCCGATATTAGCAGACCTTGACGCAATGCTTGATAAAGCGGAATCTACCAGTATCGCGGAAGGTAATCGAATAGAGTTTTTTGAAGGTAAAAGGAAACAAAAAGATGGCACGTGGAAAAAGACAGGACACCAATACTGGCAGTGGGTCAAGTGGCAATCCGATACAGGCAAGCGGAAACGGATTAGACCATACGGCGGGCGGCTTGATACCGTCCCTTCAATCTTCCGAGACAGGGCAAGGAAGTACCAAGCCAGTATCACTGCCCGAAGCCCTGAGTCTCTTGCAGACGCTTTGCTTAGACCTGCGCTCGCTAGGGTGCAAAGTGGCGATACTGGTAGTTGAAAATCGCCTTTACGTTAGGGTTATTCCCTCTGCCAGTATCGGAAAGTTGTCTTATAGGGACGACCATATTAGGTTAGATGGCTCGCCAGTATCGGAATTGTGATGGCGTCAGGACTTATGCACACTCAGACCAGTATCATGTTATCTGCGGCGGTAGTGCCTTATTACGGGCTAGATAGACCAGAATTAGCCATTGCCGCGATACTGGCGGGGTTATGGGCGGTACTGGTACAGCCGGATTTAGACCAGTTGGACAATGGCGGATATTACGGGCTTTTTGTGCTTGATAAGACCTTTGGACGCCTGCCAGTATCGCGCCTCTGGAAATGGTATTGGATGCCCTACGCCCGTCTTTTTGCTCACCGTTCGATCTTCACCCATTTACCAGTATTGGGAACGGTTGGGCGGTTGATATATGGCGGCTGGTGGTTCTTACCGTTCATCCTGTCCGATACTGGCGCGGTGTTCCTTGCGTTACTAATCGGTTCGGATATTTGTCACTTTGTAATGGACTGGAAACTTTGGGGAGTTTTCGGATTATTCAAACAGTAAGTGTTAATATGGAAATTCTTATTAACACTAAGAAATTTGCTAGGAAAGGAAAAGCCTACATTATGAAACATTATGTAAAGAAAACCTCGGTTTTGTTATATATCGCCGCCCTCATGTTGGTACAGTTTGCATGTGGCGTACAGGCGCAGGGGGACTTTACCAGTCAAAAGCCAGTGACGGTAATCTCTACCACCCAGCCTCACGCCTTGTCAGTCGTAACTACTGGTAAATTGTGGGTGCGGGATGAGCCGGGTAAGTTGGATTCATCTTCGGGGGAGTTGGAACAGGGGGAGTATATCCAATGTGTAGATACCATCACTTTAAGAGACGGTTCGCGCTGGTGCGGTCATTTGTATCGCGGTGTTTTGAAATGGTCTAACATGGATTGGATGCAGGAGGTTATCAATGAGTAGTTTACTTTCGTTTATCGCTGGAATGTTTGTTGCGTTTTGTATCGCCCTTGCAATTTGGGCTACGTCTGATAAGTGGATGCGTAAATAGGCTAAGTGGTAAAATTGCAGGAAGGAGAAACATAAAACATGGAAACTGTATTACCCCTGATTGAAGGCTTTTTGAAGTTGCTGGCGTCCCTGCTTATTCTTGGTCTTTCGACTGAGCGCGGCACGGAATTGTTGAAGGTGTTTTGGAATGGCGTCACTTCGTCTTATCCGATTCTCAGCCTCCACGATAAGCGCAGCTTCATCTTTGCCGCCGCCGTTGCCTTTGCGGTAACGTATTTCTTCAACGTTGATATTGTTCAGTATCTTTCCGTTCTCGATGGATTTGACCCGGAATTGCTGAAACTGGTTAACGCGCTGTTGCTGGCGTTGGTTTCAAACCGCGCTCACGATCAACTCTACACTAAAAGCGTAGGGTAACATAATCGCCCGTCCTGAAATGCTCCTCCCCCATGCCGGGATTGGTACAGCGCAGGACGGGCAACACTTTAACGAGGGTATATGAGCGAAGATTCTATGAATGGAGTAGCGCTACTGTTAGAGGATATTGAAAGCGAATTTAGAAAGAAGCGCATGAGCGCAAAAGATAAAATCATCCTGAGAAGCCTTGAATACATCTTGAAAAGTATTCCGCCAATCCGTGAGGATGTAAAGAACTTGAAAAGCGTTTCAGTGGGTTACAGGATGTGGCAGAATCCAAAGGCATCATTCATTTTTATTTTTGTACTGTATTCATTTGCAATATCAGGATTACCTGTATTGTTTTTTCAGTGGTTTTTCTCTATGGCTGGAACAATAATGAAAGGGTTTTAACTTGAAAACACGCGACACATATATAGTCAACTTGTCTGATACCCACTCCGGCGGAAGTACGGCGTTATTCCCTGATTACCGCATGGACTTTGACCATAACGGTAAATTCGCAACTAATCACGACCCGACCAAAGAGCAAAAAGCAATGTTTCAGCATTGGCTGAAATGCGCCGAAATTGTGAAAGCAGAATCAAAGGGGAAGCGCATTATCATTGTTCACAATGGGGACGCTTTAGAGGGATTTCATCATGGGTCAATACAAACCGTATCACCTATCCCAGCCCACCAGATACAAATTCATTTAGAAGTTTTTGAAGCGTTTCTAAAAAAGTCAGGATTTAGCCCTAAGAACGGGGATGAATTACATTACACATCCGGCACGGAATCGCATACCAATTGGGATGAATTCGGGATTGCAGAACATCTGAACGCCCAATTTCACGATGAATTACAGATGAGCGTAAACGGTAAAAATCTATGGTGGACACATCATGGAGCAAATAGCGGGAAGGGCGCGAACGAGGGCGATTCATACCGAACATGGCTTAAATCTATTTATTGGGATTGCCTGAGAGAATGCCGTACCAAACCAGATGCGGTAATATCCGCCCATTATCATAAATCAATATATCAAACCTACGTCCAAGACTGGCACACTATACACGGCATACTTTTACCAAGTTGGCAGATGAAAACGCGATACGCCTATCGTGCCGCTCCATTCCAGCGTAATGATATTGGAATGTCTTGTCTGACTGTCTCGGCAGAGGGTATAATCAATGTTAAGAAATCGGTGCTATTATGAGAAAACACCTGTCTTTTATCCTAGCCTCTCGCATAGTCCTGTTCCTGGCACTTTTGCCGATTGCACTCATTTTATGGCGGAAAGAAGTACGGTATGAAATGCGGATGCGGTAAGTCCCTACCGTCAGGGCGAAAGAAATGTGACGGGTGTAAGGCTGATACCCTGAGAGCCAAGAGACACAGAGCCGACGCGAAACGCCGAGGAAAGAGAATAAAAGCGAGGCGCAATGACAGTAAGAATCGCCAATGATTTACAGGACATGGCGCGGCATAAATGGCTTGCGTTCCTGTCCCTCTTGATAGTCTTATCACCGTTGTTTTGTTGTGGGGTAGTATATGCGTTCTCGTAGGTTACGCCGGAAGCAGCTAAACATAAAATACAGGTGGAAGGGAATGGCAAAGACGAATTACCGCAAGCAGAATCGGCGGTTAAAGTTTACTTGGAAAGGTAGAGAATGATAGATGAAATAGAGCCTATGAAACCACTAAATAAGGCGCAACAGGTATTCGTTAGCGAGTACCTGAAGTCCTTTAATGGTACTGAGGCTTATTCTAGGGCTTACCCTAAATCTAGCAAGGATGCTGCTAGAGCAAATGCGGCGCGTTTGATAGCAACCGATAGCATTAAAGCTGAAATCACCTCCCGTTTAGCAGAACACCACATGAGCGCTGACGAAGCTCTGCAACGCCTCGCAGACATGGCGCGCGGGGATGTGACCGAATTTATAACGCCTATGGGTGCGTTTGACATTGAGGCAATGAAAGCGGCTGGTAAGGGGCATCTAATCAAGAAGATAAAACAAAAGACTGTCACAAAGATAGGTAAGACCGATAAGGACGAAGATACCGAAGTACACGATACGGAAATAGAGTTTTACGATGCACAAGCCGCTATTGACAAGGTATTAAAGGTGCATGGAAAATACAGTGATGCGCCTACACTAAATATAAATATGAGTTGGAAGGAATTTATTGAAAGTGTTAACAGAAGCTCAAGCGATAAATAACCCGCGAGATTTTGCGAATGTTTTTTTGAAGGTACTTGACAAGGAAAAGAAACTTGTACCTTTTCAATGGAATGACGCACAGGCGGATTTTTACTCAAAGAGGACGGGGCGTGATTTGATACTGAAAGCCCGCCAACTAGGAATGAGTACGCTAATTCAAGGGGAGATGTTTAGAAGGACTGTCACAAGCACACAGACAACAATAACACTTGCGCACGACGACCCCACTACCCAAAAACTCCGCAGAATGGCTAATAGATTTTACGAACACTGTAAATTTGGGAGTGTTCAACCATTGCGGAAATATTCAAACTCCACACTTGCAACTTATCCAGAGTTTGACAGTACCGCCACGATTGCAACAGCCGGAAATGTTGAGACAGGGCGCGGTGATACATATACCATGATGCACGGTTCAGAGGTGGCTTTCTGGAAAGATGCCGAGAGGATTGTCGCCGGAGCAATGCAGGGCGGTAATCCAGAGGTAATTTTGGAGAGTACCCCCAACGGGGCGCAAGGGTATTTCTATGAAATGTGCATTGAGGCTTTACGCGGTGATAGTGTCTGGACTTTGCACTTCTACCCGTGGTGGTGGGATAAACAATACAGGCTAGACGGCGAAGAGATAACCCCGACAGATGAAGAGGCGGAATTATCCAGAAAGCACAAATTAGACCATTCGCAAATTAGATGGCGCAGGTCAAAAATAAAGGAACTAAAAACGCTATTTCTACAAGAATACCCAGAGGATGTAATCACCTGTTTTCTAACATCCGGTAATAGCTACTTTGGCAATCTGTCTAATGTGTTTACCGCTCCGTCGAATCCCGTTTATAATCAGGCGCATGAGTATGTCGCTGGGTTGGACTTCGGACAGACCAACGACTTTACGGCGATGCCAGTTATAGACATCACCACGAAACAGCAAGTGGATTTATTGCACGTCCGTAAACTTGAATGGAGCGAGCAACGCCGTAGAATAAAAGAGATGTACCAGAAATGGAACTGCTCGCGCATGGGTGCGGAGTCTAATAGTATTGGCTCTGTGAACATCGAATTATTGAGACAAGACGGGATGAATGTAACCCCATTTCAGACAACCAATATAAGCAAGGCTGAAATTATGGCGGATTTATACGAGGGGATTCATACAGATGGATTGAAGTTATTAGACCACCCCGTGCAGAGACACGAATTCAACACATTTGTTTCGTCCCAAACAACCACAGGGATATGGCGATTAGCCGCAGAGGGGAATGGGCATGATGATACGGTAATAGGTACGGCGTTGGCGTGGTGGGTTGCTGAGATGCCGAAAGCGTCAGAGTTAATTAGTTTCGCATGAGGTGAACATGTTACAAAGATTTACAAATTCAATCACAGAACCAATCCGGCGGTTTTCTTCGTTTATAACAAATAACAGCGAAGGGAAAAGCAACCTGCCTGAAAGCGTCCGCCGCTGGTTATTGCCTGAGAGTGAGGCGGAATCTTGGAAGATGCCAGACCCGCAGGTATACGAGAATCAGGCAGATTTATACCGTAAGTTATCTTACATCGGCACAGCCGCAGACATGCGGGCAGAGGCTTGTATTGATAATGACTTTGATATTGAGGATGCAAACGGGGAGGAAATCGAGGGGCATCCACTAGAGCAGCTTTTATACCATCCCAACCCATTTGACTCGCGTACTGAATTTTTACGCGGTCATTTTATGTGGCGCATTGTTACGGGAAATAGTTATTGGTTTCTTAATAGAGCAAACGAAAACGCCGAGCCGGACGAGATATGGCTACTCCCACCGTCAAAGATAATCCCTGTCCCTGATGGGCGTATGGGGTTACGTGGTTATTTATACACCCCCGGCGATGGGTCGCAGATACCATTAGAGCCGTGGGAGGTGATACATTTCAAGTCCTACAATCCATTCTCGCGGTATCTTGGACTGTCTGTAATTGAATCATTAGCCATGACAGCTAACGGCGCAATTGCAGCGCAAGAATGGAATACAAGGCTATTTGCAGAGAATAACGCCCGCCTGCCGGGTATTTTAGCTTTTAGCGACATGATTAACGATACTGACTGGAAGAAGTTAAAACAAGAGGTATCGGACTCAGCATCAAAGCGTAATAATATGATGCTTCGAGGCGTAGGTAAAGGCGGCGTGGAATGGATGCAGGGCGCGGTATCTCAGCGTGAAATGGAATTTCTTGACGGGTTAGACCGCTCCATGCGCGAGATATACGACCGCGTAGCACCCGGCTTGTATAACATGCTTACATCGAACTCTAGCCTTGCCAATGGCGAGACGGGTATGTATACGTTTATAAAATGGTCGGTCGCCCCATTGCTCCGTGAGACAGCAGACAAGTTGACATCTGTTATCCTGCCGACTTATGGCGAAGGACAGAAAGCAATCTACGAAGATGTATTGCCAGAGGACAGGGAATTGAAATTGCGTGAGATTGAAACCTTTGCGAAATTCCATCCCATTGACGAGGTACGCTCAGAAATGTACGGAAACGACCCCGACCCAGACCCAGAGCGCGGCAAATTATTAGCCTCTCAGGTTGCATCTAAGAGCGCGCCGAAACCAGAACAGCCTAAACAGGAAACGCCTAAACAGGAAACGCCGGAAGAGTTGAAGCCGTTTACACCTGAACAGCCAGAGCCGGAAATTGAAGAGGACGAGGAAGTCAAAGCAGACCTCGCCCGCTGGAAACGTAAAGCGATTCGAGTCGCTGGTAACGTTGCAGAAATGCAAAACTTTACGAACTCCAAAATACCGCCAGAACTAAGCGCAAATATCCGCGCTCGTTTGGCTTCCTGTAAATCTGCCGCAGATGTTGCGATTGTTTTCGATGAAGTGAAACCAAAAGGAAACGAATCGGCTATAAAAGGATTGGCTTTGCAGTTAGAAAAAGCCATCGAGCTAAACACAAAGCCAAAGGAAAGAGATATGCCTAACACGATTATTATTGACACGCAAGGGAACGCAGTAAAGGCTAATACAAATAGCACAGAACAGATTCTAGGGGCTATCAAGATGCTTGTGGAATCTACCTCGGTCAAGCAGGATATTGTTATCCCCGCCCCCGTTGTGACCGTTAACGTGCCAGAACAGAAAGCCCCGGTGGTTACTGTCAACGTACCCACCCAGCCCGCCCCGGTGGTCAATGTGCCTGTTACTGTTCAGCCCGCAGATGTGAACTTCCCCAGCCCAGCGACAGAGGCGACTATTACCACAGACGCAAAGTTGTAATGAAATTTGTCGTTGGTACTGCGACCGCCTCACAGTCTATTTGGTACGATGTTGCGTTTAATTACGGCTGGGAATAAATGACAGGGTTCTTTAATTCATCTTTCTTTTCCTCTTCGTTTTTTGACACGGGCGAAGGGGAAACTGAATCCCCGCGTGAAGTTCATTATAGTATGTCATTGCCTGAGATAAAGCGAGAAGAAATTACAGACGATGACATACTGCTCGCGTGGTTTATGTTTATGAGGTCTTGAAATTGGACAAAATAATCAGGGACATTGTAAAGGCAGTGCCAGAGGTAAAGAAACATCTTTCCACAAAGGCAAGATATTATTTACACACCCCAGAGGCGTATAAATCTGAGGACTTCTTTCTCGCACAAGTGGAGGGGCTTGTCCGCTCGCTTTACGGAAACTTCATAGGTGGCGAGTTTATTGACACAATGGCAAACCTTATTAGTGGGCAGATACGCGATGCCTACGAAAAGGCTTATTTTGACGCGGGATACGAGGGTGAATTGCCCGGTTATCTTGAAACGTCATATCAAGATTTTGTATTAGAACAGTACAACTTTGTTGACCGCTTCTTTCGTGACATCATAGACGCAAGAATTGACGGAAAGCCAATAGACTCACTGATTAACCGCGCTAGGTTATGGGCGGGGCGATGGAAAGAAGCGTATCAAAAAGCCGTTGTACTTATTACCCAAAACGAGGGCGGTAATATGGAATGGGTGTATGGTGACGCGGAGCATTGTGATACCTGTCAAAAACTAAACGGAATTGTTGCAAGTGCCAGAGAGTGGGGCGCGTCAGGATTTCAGCCGCAGGGGAGGATGTTAGACTGTAAAGGATATAATTGTAAATGCGAGTTAAAGCCTACTAAAAAAAGGCGCAGTCCGAAAGCACTAGACAGGATTATTGCAATTTCTTTGGACAGGAAATGAACGTACAATTTAAGATTAGAGACAGCGAGAAAATACAAGCCTTTCTTAAGTCGCTCTCACGCGGAACGATGCGGACGGCTATAAAAGCCATTGCAGAATACTTACTAGGCAATGAGTCCAGAGGTCTTAGGCATTATGAGCCGTATAAATACGTCAAGCCGTTTCGCTCATACTCCGCCGACCCCGTAAAAGCCGCCCGTCAACGCCGCTGGATTTTTGCGCATCTGGACATTATCGGAAAGAATAACCGTACAGGTAACACTTCCGCAGCTTGGACAATGAAAGAACTAAACAACGGCTATAATATCAAGCTGGAAAACAAATCCAAAGGCGCACAGTATATCTGGGGCGACTCAACGCAGACCCGCCACCAGAAAGCCGCAGGGCATAGGACGATAAGCAGTAAGGTTGCGTCTAATCTTGCCGGGGCTATACGTCATGCAGGGACAGAGGTGCGGAAGTGGATAAAGGCAAATAAACCTAGCACAAGATAAAAAATGTGGTAATATATCGCTAACCAAATAGCGCGAGGCGGTGTATCCGATAAGCGCAAGCAAAGGCAGTAAGTCATAACTGCGATGCAATGACGGGAATCCCCGTTCTTTGTGTCGCAGTTTTTTTTATTGAGGAAATCATGCCAGATGTAAGCGAGTATCAAGACGAAGGCGAGTGGATGAAGGCATGTGTTCCCGCTCGAATAAATGAAGGCGAAGAACAAGACCAAGCCGTCGCGGTTTGTATGTCTATTTGGCGCAAAAAAGATAACGCCAAATCAGTCAAAGCTGTTGGGGATTGGGAACTCGAAGTATTGGGCGTCCCCTTTGGTAGCCCGCAGGACAGAGATAGCGATGGTGAATACTTCACGCCTGATACTGCTATTCACCAAGATAAATACCCGGCTATCCCTGCGGTTTACTATCACGGCAGAAACCCAGACGGGAAGCAATCTCCCACCCCTGAGTATATCGGCGTGGCTAAATATGACCGTGTAGATGATAAGGGGCACTGGTACAGGGTTGTACTAGATAAGACAAAGCAATTCGCCCAGCGTGTTTGGGATGCGGCAAAGGAAAGAAATGCACGCGCCTCGTCAGGTTCTGCCCCGCATCTTGTACGTTATGGCGACGGCGGAAAAATCAATGAATGGGCAGTAGTGGAATTATCTGTCTTTGATGTAGGTGGTCAAAGACAGCCCAGCAATAAACATGCAATTGCTCTCCCTGTAATGAAAGCGATTTACGAGGAAGCACAATTACCGTATGACATACAGCCAGAGGCGTCAGAAAGCGCGGCTGATAATAACCAAACTATCAAAAAAGAGGTAAATAAAATGGACGACAAAGAAGTAAAGGGAGTCACTCCCGAAGAAGTACAGGCTCAAATCTCCGCCGCGCTGAAAGCCCAACGCGAGCAGGACGAAGAAGCCAAGAAAGCTGCGGAAGCGCGTCAGGCTGAAATCGACGCGGAGGTCAAAAAGCAGGTTGAAGCCATTAAAGCCGAAGCCGCTAAAGGTCGCCGCTTGCCTGATTATGGTGGCGTTGCCCCGTATGCTACCAAGTTCAATGACACCAAGTATGACAATCTGTCTGCTGGTGATTTGTCGCTTGGTATTGAAATCATGCGGGCTAATGGTCGCCGCGTGAGTGATAACGCCGTCAAGTCTCTGGCGTACAAGCTCATTGACGAAACGAAAGACGAGCACGATAAGGACGCTTCTTATATCAAGTCTGCTATGAAGTCTGCTGGTTTGGGTGACGAGAATGCGGTCAAGGCTGCTGAGGTTATGGCAACTAGTGACAGCGGTAACGGTTCTGACTGGATTGGTACAGCTTACTCCACTGAGTTGTGGCGTTCAATTCGTCATGCAGGCGGAATTGTTGAGAAGGTCCCGTCTGTTGTAATCCCTGATGGCTTCTCTTCGCAGTATTTCCCCCTCGAAGATGTTGACCCCACTTGGTACAAGGTCGCTGAAACCACCGCCGAAGATAGCACCATGAAAGTCCCAGCGGCTTCTATTCCTTCCTCAAAGGCTGGAACTGGTACTCGCCAATTGACCGTTGCAAAAGGTGGGGCGCGTGTCATGTACTCCGGCGAATTGACCGAAGATTCCATTGTGGCGTTTGCCCCCCAGCTTCGTGAACAGTTGATGATTTCCGGTCGTGAAATGATGGAGAATGTCGTTATCAATGGCGACACCGAAACCGGCGCGACCACGAATATCAATGATATTGCTGGAACTCCTGCCGGTACTGAGTCCTTCATGCTCCTGAATGGTTTCCGTAAGTTGGCTCTTGTAACCAACACCGCTAACAGCCGCTCGGCTGGTGGTGCGTTGGCTCTCGAAGATTATCTTGAGACCCTTCGCTTGATGGGTACTGCTGGTATTGCCGCGTCTGACCTTTCCAAAGTGTTCTTCATCGTTGACCCGCATGTTCATTACGCCAACATGACCCTGCCGGAAGTCAAGACCCGTGACGTGTACTCTGCCGCGACTATTGAAAACGGTTTCTTGAAACGCGCTTACGGCGTGGAAATCATGCCCTCTTGGCAGTTTGCAAAGGGCGGAACTGGTGCGTATGCCTTGAAAGCTAATACTGCTGGTAAGGTTGACCTTGACACCAACACCAACAACACCACCGGCTCGATTTTGGCAGTTCGCCCCGATCAATGGAAACTCGGTTACAAACGCCGCATGACTATTGAATTGACCCGCTTTGCCAATAGCGACTCTTGGGAAATCGTGGCTCTTGCTCGCTTTGGTCTTGCTTACCGCGACACCGAAGCCGCCGCAATCTCCTATAACGTGGGCGTGTAATCCCACAAAACAATCACCCCGTCTGTGTAACGTAGTTCGCGCCAAACAGACGGGGTACGGAGATAAGCAATGAAAAGATTATTTAGACAACAAATTAACACCGTCCGCAGTCAAAACGTAAACATTGATAACGGCGCAGGTACTACGCTTGATGAAGCTCTGTTCAAGGTTGGTACTCGCGGCGGTTCTATTGTGCGTGTGTACGCTATTTATAACGAAGCCGCCGGAACGGTTGCGGGTGCTAACTTCAAACTCGGTTCTGCCGTAGGCGGGGCGCAGTATGTAGCAGCTACCGCATATACCAATAATGCCGCGATTGGCGATCAAACTAGCGCATCTTTGGTTACTGATGAAATTCCAGCAAACGGTACTGTTTTCCTTCGCCATACTGGTATTGCTACAACTGCGACCGGAACGGTTTTTATCTGTGTTGAATACGTTGATAACAAGTAGGTGACAAGATGAATAAGCAGACCGTCAGCTTTACAACTAGCGCAGGTGGTGCAGCTACCGAAATAGGCAAAGTCATTAGCGGAAAACTGTACGCGATTGAATACCAACCCGGCACAACTGACACCGGCGCGACTATTGTTGTGACGTGTGAGGGTATTGGCTCTAAGCCTCTTTTAACTAAGGCATCTGCTGGGACTGCGGTTGCGTGGTTTTATCCCCGTGATTTAGTTCACGCCGTTGCTGATGGCGCAGCCCTTACTGGTACAGCGGGTGGAGATAGAACTTTACCTATTCTTGCTGGAGTCTTGAAAGTTGCTGTCACTTCCGGCGGTAATGCGAAATCAGGCAAGGTTATTGTTTACTTTGAGGAATAATGCCACACGTAGGAACTAGCGAGAACGCATACGCCACGTTAACGGACTATAAAAACTATGTAACGGCTCGCAACCAAACACCAAACACAGGTGACACGGACGACGATGTTATCGAAATGCTGCTTGATGCCGCGAGCCGTCACATAGACTATGAAACTCAACGTATTTTTTACCCAATGGTGCAAACACGTTATTTTGACGTACCAGATGGGCGAGAATTAGATGTAGATGAAGATTTACTGGAAGTTTTATCTATTACCAATGGCGGCGCGTCTCTCGCTAGTTCTGAATATAACCTAGTGCCTAAAAACTACTTTCCCGCATACGGGATAAAAATCACTGACATTTCTTCTTATGCGTGGATGGCTAACGCGGCTGGAAGTATGGAAAACGCAATTGCCATTAATGCTATTTGGGGATTCCACGACAAATATTCTCAGGCATGGGGCGACCATGTGACGATTATAGAGGATTTAGATACTTCCGAAACTGCGGTGGATGTTTCAAGTCACACCATTTTTAGTGCAGGGCACATTATCCGAATTGGTGATGAATTAATGCTAATTACTGGCGTGACAAGTAATCTTGCCGTAGTTCGTGGGTGGAATGGTAGTACAGCATCCACACATTCAAACGGCGTAAGCGTTGAGATATGGCATCCCATGAACGGCGCAAAGTTAGCATGTCTTGAAATTGCGCAAGCTGCATACCATCGGCGTTTTGGGAAGTCTCTTAGCAACACTGAGACAGTTACAGCGGCAGGCGTGGTATTGACCCCGCGAGATATTCCAAGAGGTGCGGCGGCTTTTATATCCACGTTTAGGGATAGATTATGACAATTACAGTTAGTTTTTCTACTGTCGCGGACAGTATCTCTAATCTTTCTATCTCAGGCGTAACAATAAAGGACATTAATCAAATCCCAGATTCAGCCTCCATGCTTTGCCCTTTATTAATTCCACAACCTAATGGTTTTGTTTCAGAAATAACCCCAACTTTTGAAACATTTGGAAGCAACGGAACGCCAAAAATAAACATGATGTATACGCTAAATTATGTTTTTCTGCATTCGGAAGTTGGGAGTGGGATTAGCGCATTTGATGGGTACTATGATTTAATGGCAAAGCTGGAACTAATCTTTGAGGCTATCTTATCAAATGATGTCGTAACCGGGGCAGTAGACTTCAAGCTGCAAAGCGTATCTAATGTAGGAGTGATTACAGACCCCGCTGGATTGGACTACTGGGGAGTTCTGTTATCTTTTCGGGTATTGGAGTATTCACAATGAGAACACATCTAAAACACGTCCGCGCCTATATGGACGGGTATGATTTATCAGGCTATGAGCGCGTGGTATCTCCAATGTCGCTAACGTTTGATGTCGCTCCCGAATCTGCTTTATCTGATGGCGTTCAAAATATCATCATTGGGCGCGGCATGGTACAGATGCAAAACTATAATGGCTTTCTCGATAACGATACGGCGGGCGCGTTTGCTTTATCCAATGCTGGAAACGGTATTCGAAACGTCCTTATTGCAATCGGCGTAAACGCCGCCCCTGCTGCTGGTAATCCCATCTTTGCGTGGAAGTTTGAACAGGTCGGCTATTCAGTTGAACAGGGGAACGGGTTTGTTGCCGCAAATATCAACTTCGGGGATTCATCCTATGCCGCGCCACTAACATACTCGACTCCGTGGGGCGTTTTGCTCCATGCAAGCGGGGCGGAAACAGCCGCGAACACTGGTACGGGCGTGGACGACTTTGGCGCACAAACCACAAAAGGTGGTATTTTCGTTTATCAATTACTTTCCAGTGACGGGACAGTGACACTTAAAGCGCAAGACGCGTCAAGTAATCTCGACGGCTCATTCGCTGACTTATCCGGCGCGACTTCTGGAAGTGTTGACGCTTCCGTATCTCCCAAGTTTGGGATGATTTCGTTATCTGCAACCGCGACGGTAAAAAGATACCTACGCTGGCAGCTTTCACTAGGCACAGCCACAACCGCAACATTTGTTTGCGGGTTCATTCGTAATAATATTTAGGAGATAATATGACCGCTAATACTGGCAGAACTCACGCAAAGCATATAACTGTCAAGCTGGATAATTCCGGCGGAACACTGACAGACATCACCGCCTATACCAACAACATTGGTACGATAGGCTTGAACTACGAAACGCAGGACGTGACCGCGTTCTCTGATGGTGTTCGTAATATTGTTATTGGACAACCCACAGCCCCGCTGACTATTGGCGGACCATTCGATACCGTAATTCATTCCCACATGACGGGCATTAATGGAGCAGTAACACCGCTGTCTCTGGATATTCAAATCGGTATCCGCCATGCGTGGGAATCAGGCGAACCGCAATTCGGTATTACTTCATCCTCAACCAGTGGCTATCTCGTACACGGTTATACCGTTGACATGCAAAATAACACTTGGTCGGCGCAGCTCAATGTTTTTGGCGCAACCGCCCCCGCTTGGGGAACGAGCGCAGAGAGTTAAGGATTGATTGAAAACTATCACATCACCGTCTAAAAAATGGTCGGGGTCGGTTACGTTACACGACCCCTTGACCATGCCGCAAGTCATGGCAATCGAAAATGTAATAGGGTTGTCATTCGAGGATAAAGTCAGCGGTGGCAGAATTTGGATGTCCATTGTTGACGAGAAGATGCTTCCGGCAATCTGTTTATGTGTTTCAAAATGGGAGTTGTCTGGCTTCCCCGAAACGGTAACGCCTGATAATTTCCCAGCTACTCCAAGACCGGAAAGCCATAAGTTAATCAAGTGGCTTTTTGATGAGATTTACAAAGTTTATCTTGGAGAACTAGAAATCCCAAACGAGTAATCGCCGACGCTTACGGGTACGCAAGTGACGGCGATTACTCGCAGGAAATGGAAATGCTAAACAGGATTGAACGGTTTGGTGTTTATGCCATTATGGGACGCCCTGTTTTATACGAGCGCGAAACTAGAGCCATGATAGCCGCTCAAAATGTGGTCAGTGCGTACCGCGACCGTGCAAAATCCCCATCGTGGGACGCATGGCTGAAGCAAAATCCAGATTTAGGCGACCTGTTATTTAGAGCGCAGAGATTACACGATGCTACCTGAGAATATCCAATTAGCACTAGAACTTATAGGAGTTGACCACGCCTCGATGACGATTGACGAGGCGGGGGATGCTCTGCGTAAATACACCCAGCAAGCAGAGCAGGCTGGGAACTCTTCCAGTGATGCTGCGAAAAAGTCCACGACTTCTTGGACAGAATTTCGCTCGATGTATTCAACGGTTTTAGACGTTGCCCGTGTTGGTGTACAAGTATGGGAAGAAACGGTAGGCGTCACCGTTGAACTTGCTAACAACGTCCGTCAATTCCGTGACGTAACCGGACAGAGCGCTGAAGAATCATCGCGCCTTGTGCAAGTGCTTGACGATTATAAAATCACAGTCGGACAGGCGGAGCAAGCCACAAAGAAATTCGCTAAAGATGGTATGGAGTTCAATATCTCCACTTTGGCGAAGCTGTCAGACGAATATCTAAAACTGAACAGCAATGCAGAGCGCACACAATTCCTGTATGACAAATTCGGGAAATCCGGTACAGACTTTGCCGAAATTATGTTGCAGGGTAGTGATGCGATTATGGAAGCGAACGCCTCCATATCTGAAAACCTTATACTTACAGACAAAGCCTTACAACAGACGCGTGAGTATGAAAAGAACGTTGACAATCTAACAGATGCAATATTAGAGCAAAAAGTAGCTATTGGCAATCAGTTAATACCAGTGGCTAATACATTGCTTGAGCTATACCAAAGAACAAACGATACTATTGACAGTGGAGAGCAGACTTATTCTCGCGCCGCTTTATATGTTTCGGCTTTAGCAATTCAAAAAGAAAATTTAGCAAAATCAACAATTGAATTAGACAAAGGCGAACGCGACAATATTTTAACTACCCAAGAGTTAACCATGTCTGTGGAAGAACAACAGCAGGCAATGGAAGAATTATCATCCCGCAACAAGGAATTTTTATCGGTTCTCGGAAGTATTCAAAATGAGACGGATTCTTATAAGAAAAAGTACGAAGCGATAAACAATGACCTGAAATTATCAGACGATGAGCGTATCGCTAAACTGCAAGAACTAGCAGATGAACACGAACTAGCTAACCGAAAAATTATCCTCGGCTTGTTAGAGCGCAAGTTAACCCAAGATGGAATACTTGACGATAACGAATTAAACTGGCTGCTTGAAAAGGGGCAGGCTTGGGGTATCTATTCAGAAGAAGTTGTATCTGCTACACAGGCGGCAATTGATGAAGTTAACAGGTTGTCTGGTGCGGTAAATGGATTACCGACAAGTAAGGATATATTTATCAACGTTACGACTAATTACAGCGCAGAAGCACAAGCGGCATTATCTCAGCAGCTTGCAGGCGAAAAAGCATACACACCCACAAGACGCAAGAACGCAGACGGCGGTAACTATATGATTCCAATGTCATGGGGTAACGAACGCTTCCCCATTGGGTCAAGTGACACCGCTTCCGGCGGGGAGTTGATTAGTATTACCCCTGCTGGAAAAAGTCCGAATGATGAGATTCTCACAGCAATTCAGGCAAACCGAATTGACGAAAGAAAACTAGCAAGATATATTGTCAGCGCAATGGCGAGAGAAGGATAATGACACCCATCCCGACAATAAGAATGTACGCTTATATTTCCGCTGCTTGGGTAGAACTTAGGGCAGGCGATACCAGTCATCTAACTTGGGGGATAGGTGACGGAAATCCTAATTCGCGCGTCGCGGATATAGGAGAATTAACCGTATCTCTAAACAACTATGACGGGATTTATTCGCCTGACAGCCCGACCGCTTTAGCGGGTTGGAAGCGCGGTATTCCGTTTAAGATGGTGGTGACTTTCGAGGGCGAGGACTTTGTAAGGTTTCGCGGCAATATTTCGGAAATAAGTATCAAGCCCAACAACAAGGATAAAAAGGCATATATCACCGTCCTAGATTGGCTGGATTATTCATCGCGCCACCCCATCGTTAACCCCGGCATCCAATCGAATAAACGCGGCGACGAAGTAATTACAACTGTATTGGGTGAGATGGCGATTACGCCAGTTGCCGAGAGTTTGTCCACTGGATACGAAGTATTCCCAAACGTACTTGATACGGTGACAAGTCACACAAAGGCGTATAACGAATTTGCAAAAGTCGCCATGTCTGAATTAGGTATGGTGTATGTCACCAAAGACAGAACCAACGGAGAGACGCTTGTATTTCGTTCATCTGATGAAATAAACGGATGGCTACCAATTGATACGCAGTCTTTGACAGTAGCTTCTTCAGGAACAACAGGATTCCTGAAAAAGTCAGACGGCGGATTCTTATTGAAGTCGGACGGCGGAAGAATTATCATTGACCTAGCATCAACGACTACATATACTTTTAATGGGACGTTGGACGGTAGCTCCATAACGGATTTTTCTGTTAATTACGGTAACAACATCCTAAACAAGATGACCGTAACAGCACATCCCCGCAGATTACTAACCGAATCAGTGCCAAAGACAATTGAATTAGACATTGATTCAACCGCCCAGCTTGCAGACAGCACGCCCGAAACAAACTTTGCAGACGGGACAACCTTCGGCGTGGGTGAATATAACGCGGGTACATCCATCGTTAGAACGTGGATTAAGCCGACATTCAAAAGATTACCGTCAAGCGGCATTAAATTTCTTACGGCTAAATTGCGCCTTGTGCCTGTCATAGACCAGTCTAGCAATTCAAGGAATTTGGTCGCCTATCGTTGTCTCAGAACCGTTGTGCATAATGAAGCGACTTGGAATACATACGATAGCGATATTTTCCATACTTGGGGTTCTGGCGGGGCTTCCAATTCTTCGACAGACTATGACGGTGCGAATCAATTAGGCTCTCTGTCAATTGATGCCAACCCCGTTATAGGCGCGCCGCTAGAATTGGAGTTCACCACGGCTGGCGTTGCAGAATTGCAAAAATTGTACGACGGCACATATACCAATAACGGCATTTTGATATTCATGGAAACGCAGGTAAACGACCAAGTTTATTTTGCTGGCGTGAATAACATAACCCCCGGCTATAAGCCCGTTATTATCATTACCTATTACCGTGATGTGCTTTTCTCGCTTGATAAAGAAATAATTATTGGTGCTGGTGAAACGGTAACAATCAAGGGGAATTACTCTGACCCTGACAGCGGCTTGCAGATTAGTGCGCAGGACATGGTAACGCCAGTTGCAAACATTGATTACAGCATGTTTACCGGAACTGGAAGCACAGGGACGAATATCACAACCGACCTCGAATTAGTAGACATTACCTACGGGACGGAAGGATTCACGCACCAAGTCAAAAATAATAACGAACGCGTGGGGTATATCAGCCGGTATAGTTGTCGCGGCGTGGGTATTATCATCCCTAACCCTATCGAGTATTCGACTACAAATTACACATCCTCCGATGAATACGGGTTTGAAACTGACACGTTTAGCCAAAAGTATAAAAACAACTTATACAGCGGGCGTATCTTTGCCGATTCAGTCGTGGAGGAAAACAAGAAGCCTCGGACGGTGCTAGAGTCTATAACGTTCTTTGCAAACAAAAATGACGATTGTATGCTGGCGTTCTTATTTGGGGACGTTGGTCAACTTTACCATTTGGATATTCCAGAAGCGGGCGTGTCTGGAAACTATTACATCCACGGCATTGATATAACCATAAACGGGAAAATTGTTATGTGTAAGTGGATTGTGAGACAGTCGCTTTCTCTGATTTCGGGATTGGAAACTCTGGCGGTTGAATTTGACGGCGGAACGACTGACGGTATAAACTACGGGTACTTGCCAAAGACATCCAACCTAACCACCCGCTCATGGAGTGCGTGGATATACATGGACAATGACCCTGCCAGTAGAGAATATATATTCGGCGCGTTATCGGCAACCGCTGGCGACCTCGGAGCGAGTGAATACGGGTCGGGGTATCGTATCTCTGCGTACACAGGTCGAAAGTTGGAATTTTTTCAAGCGCATACCGGGGCTTCCTCGGCTGATGGCATTTGGCGCACCCCTGTAAACTCAATTCCGCTTACAACGTGGACACATATACTAATCACACATGACACCACAACCCCGACGACTGCCCCGATTATTTATATCAACGGGGTTGCTCAGACATTGACGACCGTACAAACTCCAGTGGGAAGCGTGTCAAACGAGGAAGGTAACTCATTAGTTATCGGGAATAATAAGTCTACCGTCTACAATTATGACAGTGCGTTTGATGGAAAGATTTACGACCCGCGTATTTACAAAACTGTATTGACCTCTGGCAATGCGACCACGTTATACAATAGCGGAACGCCTGACGAAACTTTACTGACAAGCGGGTTAGTATTTCAAGGCTTCAATATCCGCTCCAATGAGACGGATTTATATATTGATGTGACGCTGACAGATGAATTAAAAATCAGAGATAACATGTTCGGTGCGGTAGGAACTCCACACGGGACGCCAATAGGAAGGACGCTATGATAACAAAAATAGTAATCGCTTTATGGTTTGCTTTCCTTGTATTAATTTTGGTACTTGGTTTAGCATCTGGATTGGTTGCAGTACGGTAAAAGGATAATAAAATGGCTGACGAGAAAATTACAGATTTAACCGAGAATACAACTCCGGCGGTAACTGACCTTTTGGTTATTGAGGACGACCCCGGCGGTACTCCACTCACGCAGAAAATCACGGCGCAGAATTTATTGAAGGTTGTAAATTCTCTGACTGAGGATGCCTCCCCCGATTTAGCGGCTGACTTTTTACTTTCCTACGACACAAGCGCGGGAACTGTTAAAAAGGTAAAGGGCAATGCGGTTGGAAGCTCTTTAGCTGATGGCGACAAAGGCGATATTACCGTCTCCGGCTCTGGTGCAACATGGACAATTGATGCAGGTGCGGTGACGCTTGCCAAGATTGTAAGTGCTACCGGACAGTATAAAATACTAGCCCGCTCCTCCTCCGGCTCTGGAAATTGGGAGGAAGTCACATCGTCCGCGAATGTGTTTAGCATTTTAGCGGCTGCGGATTATGCGGCGATTCGGTCATTGCTTGGTTTGGTCATTGGAACAAACGTACAGGCGTATGATGCAGAATTAGCGGCAATTGCCGGGCTTGTATCTGCGGCGGATAAGTTGGCATATTTTACGGGGTCGGGAACGGCGTCACTAGCGGATTTAACCTCATTTGCTAGGACTTTACTTGACGATGCAACCGCCGCAACTGCGGCAAGCACTCTTGGATTAGGCACTGGCGATAGCCCACAATTTACCGCGGTAAATATTGGTCATGCTTCGGACACTACGGTATCCCGTAGTGCTGCGGGTGTCCTTGCGGTAGAGGGCGTGGTTATCCCGTCAATATCATCCACAAACACACTGACAAATAAAAGAGTTACTCCCCGCCCCGGCGAAACTACGTCAAGCGCAACCCCGACGATAAATACAGATAATTATGACTTTTATCATCTAACCGCTCAAGCCGTTGATATTACTTCATTCACAACAAATCTGTCCGGGACTCCAACGACAGACCAAAGATTACATATCGCAATCACAGGTACAGCGGCGCGGGCGATTACATGGGGTTCATCGTTTGAGGCTGGCGCGGTTGCTTTGCCTACAACGACAACGACAACCCAGCGGCTTGACGTTCTGTTTGTGTGGAACGCTGTCACTTCAAAATGGCGTTGTATGGCGTCAGGTAGTGCATAATGGCTGATACTACTGCATACGAACTCACGACGCATAACAACAATTCCGGTGGGTGGATTGGATATACCCTTGTAGTAGTTTTTGAAACTGCCGCGCTAACTTTGCCGGGTGATTCGATTACAGATGTCCGCTTGACGTTTCGTAACCCTACATCTGAGGGATGCGATTTAGCTAAAGTATACGTGGGGCACGGGGCGTCATCTGGTGACGCTTACGACTTTGCAGCAACTCCCGCACAGGTATTATTTGGTGGCTCTGGCACTGTTTCGCTAGGGACTTCATCCCCGACGACTTCGGATTGGACTTCGTTTGCATACGATAAGACTTCCCGCTTTGTGATTTCTTGGTATATTTCGTCGCCTGTTGATACTATGATTTATAGAGCCAGTGTATCCAATGTATCGTCGTATTATCGGGCAGGGGATGAGGCGGCAACGGTGAATAAGTCGGCTGGGTATGGTCCGCTGAGTGGGGACAATTACCTAGTCGGGAAGATCGAAGTCAGGACGGCTGGCGGAGCGACGAATACGACTGACTTTTTTATGCTTTTGGGATAAACGAAAACACGCTGATAATCTCAGCGTGTTTTTATGTTGTTGAACGGCGTTAGTTTTCGTAGCGTTGACGTACACGCTTTGTTAAGTGGCGTTTGTGTAGACGTATAAAATCGCACCAAGTACAAAAATTAATATGACAACAGCTTGATTTGGGTCAAAATAAATGAACAAGTGATACGCACCAAAAACAACCATTAACAAAGAAATTATTTTCATTCTCATAAGAGCCACCTAACGGTTATGCGTTACCGGCGCGCTTTTCAGCGTCCGGTACACGCGGTGTTAGACCCCGTAAAAGGTTCTCAACTAAAGACCTTGTATCAGGATGCAACAAAATTCTATCTTTATTCTTTTCATACCATGCAGTGACTTCCCATTTTCCAGTTATAGCGCGACCTGCCCCAGCCCAATCTGCAACCATTTCGCGGGTGTATTTCTCTGGCATGGGTAATGGGAAGTTTGGGTCACTATCCTGCATGAGATACCAATACTGCCAGTGGTGCGGGTTTCTGCGCTGGTGGTAAAGCCATGCCACGTTGAAGCGGTCTCTTGCAAAGTAACCGAATGGCGCAGCTTCAGCAACCCCATAAAAAGTGAACGCCTGATAATTCTCTTTGAGCTTCAAATCTTCGCCATAGAAATATTGGGCGTATGGAATAAATTCACTGGGTAAAAACTTGCTCCAATCATGGATGAGTAACAGCCAGAGCGGGGCTTTGGTTTTCAACCCTGCCACAAAAACAAAATATTTGTGGACTAAAACGTATTTGAGATATTGAAAATATGCTTTCACGATACTCCTTCTTAGGGGTCTAACGGATTGCGTTACTGGCGCGGCTGAGAACCAGCCACACTAGCGGGGATAATATCCGAGTTTTGGACATGCTCGGCGGGCGGCTGAATAGCCGCGTCCACGTGCACGCGATTGTTAGACCGCGCCAACGCCCAGCGGCGACCACACGTTTTGCAAAACATATAACCTTCGCTGCGGTTGTACCTGATAGTTGATATTAGTTTGCCGGATTGCGTATCTCTTTCACCGACACATTGAGGGCATGTACTCATTTTCACCTTTAGCGGTCTAACGGTTTGCGTTACCTGCCGCCAACTGGGGCAAGTTTACAAGCCAGATCAATTAGATAATTAGCGAGGCGCGCCCGCCAACCTACGCCAACGGCGGTCAGGTGGACGCTGTGTTCGGCGGCTTGCCAGCAACGCCAGAACTTCTCGGTTTCAGACCACACGTATTTTCGAGTTTCCCAATCGCGGTGCGGATTGGTGGAAACATTTATGTTGTTACCAATAGCCCAATCATCAAAGTTTCTATACATTTTCTTCTCCGTGCCGCCGAACGGTTTGCTTTACCCGCGCAAAGCCCGAATAACCATCGCCCACAAACGCGCCAGCAGGCTTTGCGTCGGGTGCAAGCTGTGTTAGCCAGCTAATGGCAACGAGCGTATTCTGCTACGCTTGCACAAAACCAACCGCCAGCCGCGCTAACCCAACCATCATGCGCCGTTTTTATTGCCATTACTAACGACGCGACAAAAAGAGCGATAAAGAAAACTAACCAAAAATATTTCATTCCATTACCTCCGCCTGCAAGGAAGCAGGCTAACGGCTTGCGTTACCCGCAAGGGCGGCAAGCCTGATAATTGATTTATAGCCTACGCCCGCCCTTGTCGGGTGAACGCTTTGTTAGCCCGCGTTTTCTGGATTGGCTTCTGATGCGTCAACCCATTCAATTGTGACTTTCGGAATACGCCCGCCTTCCTTCAAACCGAAGCGGATATTATCTTCGCCGCTGATGAATGAGACATGCTTTTCAATGCCTTCCTCAACCATCAAGTTTACGGCTTCAACGCAGACATCGTGAATACTTGCTTTAGGGATTTCCATTGTGTTATCCAAGTGCCATTTGAACAGCCAGAGCGGGCTAACGGTTTGCGCTACCCGCTTGTGGGCGGGACTAGACGAACTACTGGAGGAGTAAAATCTTCGGGCGTAGTCCACTGCATGGGAGGCGCAGACTCCCCATAAGTCGGGTGCGCGCTTTGTTGGCTGGCGATAAACTTTTCGAGTTGCTCTATGCGGGCAACCAAACAAGTTACCGATTCGCGCCTGAATATTTGCTGACCCTCTTTGTATTTTTGCAAAACACCTTTCACTGTTGGCATAAATTTACTCCTGTTGGCACAGCGTCCAGCCAACGGACGGCGTTACCCGCCCGCCGTTTCTAAAATTACGCCAAAATCACCAGAGCCGAAGGCGGGTCGGGTGCACGCTTTGTTGGGCGCGACTACCGTATTCACAATTAACAAATTAGCGGCAACATTATCATTCATGTGCAAATCACTCCAATGCTTCAAGGCAATAGCCTCTACATCATTTTCGGAATGTACTTCAAGTGTAATATTTAGGTGCTCGTCAAGTTTCAAAAATGCTTTCATTGCGCCTCCTAGCGCCCAACGGCAAGCGTTACTGGCCGCCGAATTAGCGGACGAACACAAACCAACAAATACCAAAGCCAGCGCAAAACGCCAACAGACCCACGCCAAAGGCGGTCAGGTACACGCGGTGTTGGGCAGATTGCCATTTGAGAAAGTATTCATCAGCCCAATTCTTTTCGCTTTGCAAGTCTTTTGCTATGGCGTGCAAATCATCATAAGCCTGAGACGGCGAAGTAGTACCGCCATCGAGGTTGCCAGCCAAGTGAATTAGTTCATCTGCAAAATCTCTCATGTTGCTCCTATCTGCCCAACGGTTTGCGTTACTGGCTTGTGCGTGACCAATCAACACATTCCGAGCAAGTTGACCTGTTATTGACAGGTGGATTTTTGCCACACAGTGCGCACAAGTCCAGTGCACGCTTTGTTAGTTTGCGTTGTGGCAATTCGATTACAAACCCACGCAAACCAAGATAGATAACGACGGCATACCTTGTAGCGGTAATACCCCAACATGCCGTGATTGGAAAACTGACAGGATTTTTCAATTTGAAATACTTCATACTATGCCTTTCGCAAACTAACTATCCTTATCAGTCTACTGACCAATAAGACTCTCCGCTGACATCTTATCCAGCGGACTTTCCACACCAGCCCAGCTTCCCGGGTTTAAGATATGGAGATAAACCATCGTCGTCTTAATGTCTTTGTGCCCCATCAACTCCTGAACCGTGCGGACATCATATCCAGCCCAAAGCAAATGAGTTGCAAACGAGTGACGAAACACATGCGGACTAACCCTTGCTAATATCCCCGCCTTGATACCACCAGCGCGGACAGCCCTTTGAATTTCAGACTCGTGTTGGTGATGGCGTCGGCGTATTTTGGTTTCAGGATCAACGCTGTAATTTTGTGCAGGGAACACCCAAAACCAGCCAAGCTCTGACCCAATGTTTGGATACTTACGATCCAACGCACCAGGAACATATACGCCGGGCATCCCTTTCTGCGTATCGATCTCATGCAGTCGGCGTGCAATCGCCATCTGATCCATCAACGGCTTGACCAGCGTCTTCGGAAGCGGAACAGTCCGATCCTTGTCACCCTTGCCGCCGCGCACTGTAATAATGCCAGTCGAAAACTCTATATCCTTGAACCGCAATGCCTGACATTCAGCAAGTCGCAACCCTGCGCCGTACATCAAACGCGCCATCAAGTTGAACGGATCGCCGCTTATGCAATCCAACACCTTGCGTACATCGTCGCGGCTCAACACAGTCGGCAGTCGTTTGGGTTCTTTTGCTCGCAATCCCTGCACATCATCGATCTGGATATTCAGCACCTCGCGGTAAAGAAATTGCAACGCGTAATAGCACTGATTCTGAGTGGACGCGGCAACCTTTGCAGTGTTCGCAAGGTAAGAAACATATTGCTCGATCTCGGCTTTTCCCATCTCACGCGGATGGCGTTTGTTGTGATAGACAATAAAACGGTAAGCCCAGTTCACATAAGTTTCAGCCGTCTTGCGGCTGTAATGTTTTACAGCCGCTTTTTCACGAATCGCATTAAGCAATTGGCTCATATTTATCTACACTCCTGCTTTGACGCCGTCGGCTCAGCATATCCTCGATCGCGGTTTGATTCGCGTACCAGCTCACATTCGCACCGCAGTGACCGCACATCACAACGCAGTCATTGACTTGGATGGCAGCGTACACGATGGCGGTCGGCAGCGGTGGTCGCCTCGGCTCGACCCGGTTCGGGTTCTTCGTGATGCGGAAGATCCGCAGCTGCGTAATACGCTTTCCTTCCTCGCGGTACGACTCGCCAAGTATCCACCCGCATTCTCTGCACGGGAATTGTTTTTGTTTTGGATCTGATGGCATATTAAAACTCCCTCCGTGGCAACGGTTTGTCTCCACTGTACCAATCAAAGTAGAGAAGAAGAGCCATCAAAAGCCAGAACGGAATGGTGATCAGCATCATAATTACAGATTTAATTTTTTGTTTCATACGTTTTATGCCTCCACCGTTTCCATAGCAACGACAGGCATCATATACCGGTGCGACTGTTCCACGATTGCCATTGCGTTCCGTCTGGCAGTTATCATCCTACGAACCGCGTCCTGCCGTCGGCTCGGTGAATTCGAGAGCTGGGCAAGGACCTTTGCCCAAGCGTGTTGATCAAATACCTTCTCGCCTTCCAGTCGCATAATCTCAGCGCGGACGTCGTCAATATTGCTTGTAATTTGTATAGTTGTCATATCTACTCCACTACTCCGCCAACATCGGGCGCATATCTGGATCAGTGTTTTGGATCACTGGGTATTGTGTCAAACGGCTCAACACAGACGGCAGCTCGACCTGTTTGAAATCACCATTCCAGGCAAGGATCGTGCCAACCTCATGGGCATTGCGATATCGAAAATCGAACAAATGGCTCTGCACCTCGTAGGCATATTCGCTCAGGCGAGCTTTATCAACCTCATCGATTGCCAACACATGCACCTTGGCAAGATCAGAAATACGTCCATAGTCAGTATCGCCAGCCCTTTGAGACTGGAACGCCTCACGAGCGAACGCCATCACCTCGGTCATGGTGATATAGCGGGCAGACAATCCCTTGGCAACTGCCTCGTTGACAATCGCCTTGAGCATCGTCGATTTGCCGTTGCCATAGTCACCATGTATGGTCAAAAAACCACGGCAGCTATTATCCACAAATGCACGGGCAGCCTTAAGCATGTTGGCAGCGGCAGGTCTGTCTATCGTCTCGATATCAGCAAAGCGGATCTCACGCTCCAATGGATTGAGACCAGTCGCGCCAGCAATCGCACCGGCATTGCATTCTTTGCACGGGAAGAGCTTGCCAAACATTGGGTGACCGGTCGGAACATCATAGCGCCACCAACCAGCCCCGCCACACTCAGCGCACACCGGCTTTCTGTTCTCGCTGGCGCTGGCGGGCTTTGACACGTTCTGCTGCTGCGCGGTCGGCAGCGGTAGGTTGTTGCTCGCCAGCGGGTTTCGGCGCTTTGGGTCCTGCATTTCGTGAATTGCTTGTCCGAGAGTTGACATAGTTCGAGTCCTTTTTACTTGGTCTTGCGTCCTGGGCGCCCTTTGCCTTCCACGCCCGCAATATTGCCTCAACGTACGCCCATGATCGTTTGTTTCCAACCACAGACCGCCGCATGGCATCAATGATCCACTGGTGCGGAACATCATCAAGCCAGTCTTTCAACGCATCCGCGATCAGAGGGGTCAGCAGCCCGATCTCAGCTTCGTACATTCGGAAGATCTCCGCACTCAGATCCAGTTTCGGGGTATCGCCAGTAGAAGCAGTAGATGGTTTAAGTACTACTACTGACGGTTCGGGTGCATTTCCTTCGGGTGCATTTCCTTCGGGTGCATTTTTTACATCCTGATTTTGCACCGGTGCAATTTTTGCACCCCCCTCCTGAGTAGTCTCAATTGGGATGCGCCAGCGGTTTGTCCCTCGTGGACCGACCCCGTCAGGGATCAAATATCCGCTCGATTCCAGCCTCCGTGTCGTGATCTGCACAGCCCGCTCTTCGTAAAACGTTTTACGAGCGATCAGATCCACCGATGGATAAATATTTCGCCCGTTGCTGTCGGCATGGTCGGCATACGCCAACAGCACGATCTTTTCAGCTCGACCAAACTCAGTTGTCTTTGGCAATTCCCAAACCAGACCCATGACCAATGCGCTCATTGATCACCGTCCCGCCTGGCTGGGTCGATCAGCAGGCTTGTATCAACTTTGATCCGCTTCGGATGCTTGTTCTTGGCGTGCCCCGCCTTCGCACTTGCCGCAGCAGTTTTGGCGCTCTTCCCTGCACGTGCGCTCGCAACCAGCGCATCTACGGACGGACTCCATCCGCACTGCGGTTCAGTGCAGGCGTACTGCGCTGACAATGCGGCGCACTCATCACGCACTGCGTCCGCACTGCGCTTGCCCTTCCCTCGCACTGCGCCCGTAGTCGTCGCACCTTCGCCCGCACCTGCATCGGAATGCGTCGTACCCTGTGTCTTGTCTTCGGAGAGTGCGATCAGCCCTTTGCCGGTCACAGAGCCAGCCAAAACGATGGCAAGGTCTGCTACCAACGGGTACGCCAACGCCCACAGCGCACGGAAGAAGCCGCCACCCAGAAAGGTCTCAGGCAGCGAGTAATAGACCACCGGCGCGACCACTGCTGGCGCCAATACCATCATGCCAACAAAGGCAATGGTCGCCTGCTTGGTGCGCATTTTGCCGGTCAGGCTGCCAATGCGGCTTGCCGCAATCGCCAACGATACATTGACCACAATCCCAGCCGCAAACCCGCCAACGCTGAACTTACCGCGTTCGCCATGTTCCACATATCCACCGACCAGCCCGAAGTTGTACGCAGCATAAGCCGCAGCCAAAACAAGGATGATGCGTTCAATGCTGATGTGCTTTGTAATGTTTGTAAGTTTCATGACTGCTCCTGTGCGTTGCTGATTTTGTCTTCATGCATCTGCTTGCTACAGTATGGGCAAAACGTAAAGTTGAATGCATCAAGATCATTAACGAGAGAGCCAAAAGACTGCTTGCACGTAGTGCTCCAACCCTCATCATGACGATCACGTGTCCAAAGGCAAAAATTTGCTTTGTTGAACATTTCCAAATTGGTTGCCGTCGGCACGGGTAAATCGGGCTCGAGCTTGCCGGTCTTTAGCACTGCCCTCACATCGCGTTCGAGCTGTTTGGCTTGGACCAGATCGCCTTGCAGACGGTTCTTAAAATAATTTTGTTGTGTGTCGAGCATCCTGCCTACCAGTTTCAAAAAATCGTTTGTTTTCATGGTTCCTCTTTTCTGTACTACTACTACTCCGCTACTACGCCATTTCTGGGGTCAAAATGCCCATTTCCGGCTGATTTTCGGTAGTAGTAGCGTTCGGAGTAGTAGAGGTCAGGTACGCAATGACCCTGTCTGTCTTAGTCTTGTGCGCTCCACCATATTGAGACAATCCCAATAAATTGGTGGCAACATGCCTGCCGCTCATCTTCGGCGACCAGCGCGACCGGATGCGCTCTGCCATCTCTGCGATCTCATCGACTGGCTTTGATTCTGGAAGGCTCTCCGTGGCAGTCGGCTCAATGATGTTGATTGCAGTCGGCGTCGGCGTCGGCTCGATACGAGGCTGGCTGACTGCATCGATCCATTTGGGCGGATCCTGCGGTCGAACCGGGCTCTTCGCGAGATAGTCCATAATCTCTGCATCGGTCGGTGCAAACCCGCCACCAATCACCAGGCTGTCTGTGCGTGCCATAAAGTGACCAATGCTCAGTTGCTCTGCACCTGCCGAACCGATGAATGCATCGCTCTGGGCGCGGTCACCCTGGCGGAATGCCACCAGCGTACAGTTTCGGCGGAAACGCAGATCCATGCTCTTGGCGGTCGGGTCCTGCAATGCCGCCACAAAGCGGATGCCCACCTTGCGTCCTTCGTTGGCAATGCGAGCGATATAGCTCCACAACTCCTTGGTCAGGGACGGTCCGTGATCGACGTAGATATCCTCTGCCATGTTGCCAAGCTCATCGAGCATCACATCCAAAAACGGGCGCGGAGGCTCTCCACCCGGCCAGTATTCCCACTCCACCAGGTCGCCACCGATCAGCGCCTTGCGTGATTTCAGTTCGTCGTAGACCTGTGCCAGGCATTCAATGACATAGCTAGAGTCAGGCAGTTGCACGTTGTGGAAGTTGACGTGCCGCTCGAAGACGCCATAGCCTGCATTGCTGTAGCCGATGTTGACCACCTGCGAACCCTTCGCCAGGCTGGCTGCTGTCAGTGTGCGCATCATGTAGATCGTCTTGCCAGAGCCGGTCTTGCCAGAGATCAGGATGTGAGGCGAGGCAGCCTTGGCAGTGATCAGACCAGCCTTACCAAAGCCCAAGGGCTTCGATGTGCCATCCCATTGCTTGATCAATTCCCAGGGCGGCAGCGGCATATTGTTATCGTCTTCTGTCACCACCGGGGCTGTGATTGCAGTCGGCGTCGGCGCATGATCTGCTACGCTCAGCTCATGTTCCTTCATGAACCGATCCAGCGCAGCATTCGTGACCTTGGTGCGGGACTTGAGGTCGGTCAACTGGTCACGCTCTTTGACCACATCCTGCCGTTCTGCGGTGATCTGCGGCAGTCTGGGTTCCATGCCGAATTTTTGCTTGAGGTAATTCTCAAGCATTGCCCGCAGCAAGGACTCTTCGAAGCCTGCCGCGAAGTTGGGGCTGGCATCCATATCAATGGCACGTCGTTTGCTGAGGCTCACCAATATGGGCGAGTCTCCATTCCCACGTTCGATGACCTGTATATCCTTGCTGCGCGAATAGGTGATCGCCCAATATGCCGCACCAATCACAGTTACGATCAGCAGTGCCAGCAGAAACACAGGCAGGATGATCGCCCAGAACGTATTCGTCAGTTCGGCGCGTTCGGTTTCCTGCTGGATCCGCGCTATCTCTGCATCCGTGCGGATACTCACCATCGTGGCGGTGGCATCCAGTGTTTGTGTCGGCGTCGGCGTCGGCGTCCACGCTTGTGCTGTTGCCGTGGAAACAGCAGACTGGGTGACAGCTCCCCATGTGGCAGTGGCTTGTGCCTGTTCCTGCTGCAGCTGCCATGCCGCGGCCTGTTGGGTGATCTGTATGATCGGCGCCTCTGCGGTGGCGGTCAGCTGGCGGCTATAGGTCTGCGCCTGGTCTTGCGCAGCCTCCGCAGTACGCTGCGCACTATCCAACGCAATGAACGGGTCCACCGTCGCGATTGTGGCAGGAGCTGCGGTCGGGGTAGCACAGGCGGCAAGGGTCAACAACAGCAATGCCATGCATAGTTTCTTCATGAGCGCGCCTCCTGTATTCGGGCTGCATCCTCAGGCGAGAGGAACGCACTCGGATCAACACCAACCGCCAGCGCAAAGCTGGCGAGCGCAGATGTAAACCCGGCTTGAAACTGAGCATCCGTATTTTTGCCTTGAGATGATTTCGATGCAAAGTAGACGCTGATCAACGTGCGGGTCAGATCATCGCGAAACCACGGGCGGATATCTTTTGCGTTACTCATTTCAACTCGCTTTCCTGAAATACCCATAGACCGGATAAGATGGCGCGTGGTGTGACGCAGTTAGACCTGTTGAGGTGCTTGTGCGTTGTGTCGTCAATCGGCAAGCGCACCAGCACACCACGCACCACGGTTTCACCCTTGTCGTTCTGCACTGCAAAAGGCGCATGCACATAGCCAACACCGTACGGTGTGCTCACTCGCGTGTTCGTGGTCAAGGTAGTCATACGCTCAGCTCCAACTGTAAAACGTCGCGCACGTCCTCCACCAGCTGCAGCTCGTCTGTGCGATCGGCAGGGGTCAGGTCTTCTTGTGCGAGTTTCACAACCGCGTTCTTTACCAACAGACCTGCATTGTTCATGCGGCACATCCATTGCAGATATCGTCCGTGCCACATCACCGTGTTGAAGATATAGTCAAAGCCGAGCTCGCTCATGTTGCGCTCTTGCGTTTCGAGATCGTCCAGGTCTTTGGCAATGATCAACTGGTACTCGTACACACACAGCGCAGGCACTACGCGCTGGCAAAGGAGTCCTTCTGCGCTGACAAAGAGCGGGGTGTATAGGTCGCGCCCCTTTTCGAGATTTTCACGGACCTGAACGATCAGGTCGGCGGGGTCGATCGCTTTGATAATTTTTGGCATCATTTTTTCTTTTCCAATCTGGACCGTCGTTGTTTGGTGATCAATTGATCTTTCGCCACGGCTCTGCGGTTGTCGTCGAGGATGTAATTCGGGGTGCGATCTCCGCGCGCAACTTCCTCTTCGTATTCCAGCATTCTCGCGAACATCGCGACCACCACATCCACACGCGGACCGCGTTCGCCGCTTTGGGAGATCAAGTGAGTTGTTGATTGATCTGTTGTGGTCATTGGTTCCTATCCAATTTTCTGCGCGCCATGCGCTACCCTTTCGGCTGAGCAATGGGGCGTTCGCGGTTTACGATGGTATCAATGCGTTTCTGCATGGCGCCATCGCTCAGCCGGTCTGCCTTCTTGCGCGGCGTCGGCACCACCGGCTTGAACTCGATGGCTTTATCGGTACAGGGGGTGCAGATGCCGTTTTCACGTTCGTAGTCGGTCCAGAGCCGGTTGGGGCACAGTCGGCAGTTGTAGTAGACAATAGTGGTTTTGCCTTTGATGCGGAGATTGCGTTGGATGTAGGCGATCATGCTGAGACCCTCTCGCGTTTGCCCTTCGAGGGCGTCGGCTCTGTGATGGCGCCGGTGATCATCGCGTCGGTCACAAGCCCGGCATCTTTGGCTTGTTCCCAGTACAGGTCTGCCCACTCTCCGACCAAGGACTTGATCGAGCCGCCTCGGATGGTGGCAAGAATGGCGATTTTCTTTTTCGCAGGCTTTTCCAAGCCTACGTGGGTGAATTTCGACCCTTCACCCGCTTCTTCAGGGGCAGGGGTCTTGTAGGGCTTCTGTGTGGCTTCTAGGGGCATGTTTTGGGTATCCTTCCTGTTGTGTGAGAAATTCAAAATTAATTCTAAATTGATTTTATGTAAATTTTAAATTTTGTCAAGGGATTGCGTATATCTCGTAACAAATTACGAAACAGAGAAAGTATCATCAAACCGATATGGATTTTTCAGAATGGCTTGTTAGTGAATTAGATAAACGTGGCTGGTCTCGAAGCGAGGCAGCTAGGCGCGGCAATATATCTCCATCAATGTTTGATAAAGTCATCAATGGTTATGCAAAGCCTGGTATTAAATTTTTAGATGGAATTGCCCAAGCATTTGAAATGTCGCCAACTGTCGTTTACAGAACAGCAGGCTTGCTTCCTCCAACAGGCGGCGAAAAGATTACGCGAGAAGATTGGGAATACATGCTGCAGCAGCTCACGCCCGAAGAGCAAGATGAGATCTACAGCATCATGGAAATGAAGATCAAGCGCCGCCAGCAAAATAGACTCTGCAGACACGTACAATGAGCGCATCGAAGAACAACGCACCATGCGCAAACGTGTGCAGGATGCCTACGAACGCGGCAAGGTCTACACCGATGCAGAAGCCCATACAAAGATCGTTGCTATAGAAACGGAGATTGACCGCCTCATCCGCGCCCAGGATCGAGCTGCACAACAGCAACGCAAAAAAGCGGCGCTGCTACAGTTCGCGTCCCAGGACCTGATCCGCCTTCGCTCGTGGATCATTGGCGATGACGCCCACAAGGTAAATATATTTTTGTCTAACCTGTGCGAAAAAATCATATTGACCCCAACCCAAAAAGCCCGCGTCATTTGGCGGGATTAAAGCACTTGCCGATAGCGTACATCCTTGGGCAAGGTTGTGCGCTATCGGCTATCTCAATTTATTAACAAGAAAGAACGTGAGGCATTTGAAAAAGAGCAACGCGCATAACTGCTGAAGCTGCGGCTGATCGAGGCGCTAAAAGCACAATTGACCTAGCTAGTAAAACATGGCGAACGCCTTGCTGGTGTCGATGGATCTGACCTCTATTTTACTGACTATCCACATCTCGCCAGACAACGGACCATATCCTGGATTTTTATTGACAACGCTCGCAGTGTTTCCGCCAATATAGTATGAATTGACGTTGCTTAATCCAGTCCGATACCTCAGCGTGTCGACTGCAGTTGAAATGTACATTGGAACAAGCAAGTTAGAGGTTTTGTTATAAACAAAATTGATCCAATCTGTAACAACGAGGCTGTTTGCAGCCACGGATTTGCTGGCGCTGCCTGTGTCAAACGTAACCTGGGCTGGCGTTTCGGCGAAATCATACGCCTCTCCAGACGCTGCCGCGTGACCAACATAGCACTCCGAAATATAGCAACCCTCCACTGACGGTCCCTGCATGGTGAACCGTATTTGTGCTATTGCACCTGTTGGCAGAGTTAACCCTGCCGGTTGGAATAATGGGACAATCGTATACCCATTCCAGCCAGCAGAGTCTACGTTTAATGTAAGATCAAATGCAGTTGTATCGGTCATTAGGTTTCAGTCCACTGCGCTGTGTTTTGCCATTTTGAATCGGTGCTGTTATACATAGACACTACAATTGTCCACTTTCCCAAAGTGGTTGTGGTGGGTTTTTCACCTATGAAAATGGAATTCCATGTGATTGCTCGGGCTGTACCGTTGTCTTTTATCATAATGAGCAACATATTGCCATCGGCTGGCGTGCCGCTCGGCGAGTTGATGGTGACTGCCTCTGCCTGCGCCGTGACCTTAAGACGGTTGCGAAACGAGCCACCAGTAGGTGTATGGCTTGCGGCTGAGACCGCTTCGGTTTTTTCTTCATGCGTGTTCGATGAAGACTTCAAATCTTTGTTGGTAAGTGTTTGCGAGTCCGTTGTGCCTACGATCGCGCCACTTGGCAGAGCTTTGCCGCCGTCCTGAATGACTTTGCCAGACGTCCCATTGAACGTCGCAATATTGCCGCTGGTTGAGGACGGGGCACCAGTCACCGCGCCATCAATATTAGCCTGCGCAATCGCCCAACTGGCTCCTGCTGCCGCCTCATCACCTGATGCCGTGCCATCGGTCAGACAGAGCAACAGATCGCCAACCTCAACGTTTACACCACTCGCTCCACCGATCTTACCCGCCACACTGACACGATAGGTGTGACCGCGGTCGGCTGATGGATAATCGGGATTAGCCGAACAGTCGATGACGTTCTTGAATACCATTGCATCACTTGATGCAATGAGAGCATCTGCATATTGTTTAACTGCCTTTTGGCTAGGTATCAAACTGTCTGAGTTGCTTGCCAATGTGCCATCGGTTGAGACCGTTTTTCCACCGATCGCCTCAACGGTCATTACAGCGCCACTGCTGGACACAACAACATCGCCATAGTCGCCATCTGGCAAAGACCCTGCTGACACCTGTACCTCTGTCGCAGACGGACCGTCCACCACAGTCACGCCGGGTCCGGTAAAGTTGATTTTGACGCGTTGAGTCTGATCTACTCCCTCCGCCTGGATCACGTGCCCATTGGTAGAGCCAGACCCAGCGGGTACGCTAAAACCGCCCAAGCCATTGTAAAACTCGCCTGCAACACCAGATGGCACGGGCATATCTCCCTCGAGCGTGACAATGCGTGTTTCGTGATCAGCTACATCCGCCTCAAGAGCCGCTATGTCACTGACGCTTGTTGCAGATTCAGCGACAACAGCGCTTACAGCAACATCCAGGCTGGATATTTTTGTATCAAGCTGACTCAGTGGGGCGTTAACTTCTGCAACATTGGCAGGGGCACCGTTCGGTATTGGGGTATGGTGATTTGTTGTCATAAACTCTCCTAAGAATAGGCAACTGCCTGCACGACGCCACGCACGGTGATCTGTGCTTCGATGCGGGCGGTTTTGGCAGTTGCGGTTGTAATTGCGATCTCATTGTTTTCTTGCGACGGTCTAAATGCAGTGTCTACCAATTGCTCTGTGATATCGAGCTCGTACCAGCCGTTGCTGATATCTACTACGCTGGCATTTAGGTCTGAGCCGCCATTTAGCTTGATTACCAGGTTGGCGAGTGCCAATGTATTTCCACCACTCTCTTCAAAGATGCCATAGGTCATTGAGATGTTTGGCGTGAGATCATGCGTGTGGTCAGGAGTGCTATGAGAGTGAGCAGGTATCGTGTGCGTGTGCGATGGAATTGATACATCATGAGTATGTATTGTTGCACCAACGCCGTGATAGTGATTGCTGCCTGATGGTATTTGGATTGTTGTGTTCACATTAGACCAACTACCCGGATTAGACGATTGAGTGCTTGCACCACCAGCTCCGCTGGTCGAACCGCCGCCGCTTGCTGTAGTGGATCCGCCGCCGCTTGCCGTGGAAGTGGATGACCCCGCAACACTTTTAACTGTGCTGCGAAGCGGTTGGATCCTAAATCGCAGCACTGCCCGCTGGATGGACACATATTCATCGCCCAGCCAGAACCGCATCGACGCGCCATGAGAATCGTCCATCTCATCACGGTACGGGAATGTGTCTACGCTGGATCCTAACTGTTGATGCGCACTGAGCACACGCGCACTCATGACCTGTTGCGCGAGGTAATCGCTGTCTGTCATGGGCATGCGGTCAATGGTGGATATCGTCACCGATGTGGTCGAGATACCATCCGCGCCGATCACGTGCTCAGCCGCGAGAATGATGTAGGTACCGTCCAGGTCGTACTTGACGACTCCATCGAGCATGGAACGATAGACCACGCGCAAGGTGGTGCCAGGCTTTAGCAAAACACCAACCTTAGCCAGACCCACCTTATAAAACTTTTGCGGTGCCCCATAACGGCGTAAATGCTCGACGGATGCCTGCATCAGCATGTTGGCGGCCGCCTGAATGTCTGCCGTGGTGTTCGAGAGCGGACCAATATTTTTATAGTCCAACACGCGCTCGATGCGTCCGTATGTAGACTCACTGGCGTCACGGGTGATGTGGTTTGCAGTTGCGTTCAGGGTATAGCCGGTCGGCGCTGTATCGGTGACATGCGCCAGGGTCAGCGCCACGCCGCCGTTCCCAGAGCCGCGAGGGATCACCCGCGTGATCAAGTCGGCAGCATCACTCACTTCTTCGAGCGACGTGATCAGGGCAATTTCGTCAGCTGTTTCTGCAGCAACAGGGTTGTTGAGGTGCTGCACCGCTCGTACCCCAGAGGCGACAAACGTCGACGCGGGTCCGAGCCAGTCAATGACACGCCCCGTGCCTAAGCGCCAATGCTCACCAATGTGCTCACCAACGCCGATCAGCGCATTGAGCACGGTCTCGCCATCGTATCCAGAATAGACGTTGGTGAGGGTTGTGCCATTATTGATCGTCCAACCGGCAGGCGCCAATGCCACGATCTGGTCGGGACCGTCAGTGACTCCCAGACCGCCAGCAGAGAGATCGAGCGTGCCTACGGATCGATAGGTCAGTTCGCGAGTGAGATCATTGCCTGACACTGCAATTTCCATACCGCCATCCGCGCCGATCGAGCGCGTGATCTTGTCGATGACGCCACCGCCAAACGTTTGCAGGTTACCGTCGCGATCAATATATTTGCAGATGGCAATCCGTTTCTCTGCCAATGCGGCGAGGTTTGGATCTGCGATCGATACAACAAAGCCAAACGTGCCCGACGCAGACAAATGCGGTGCGCAGTGGAATTGAGATCCGCGCAACGGTCCTTTGCCAACTCGGCTGCCAGAGGCGTCCTCGATATCTACCCAAAAGTTACGGATCTCCATTAGTACCAAGCCTCATAGTATTTAAAGTCGACTGTGGAGCCTGTTCCGCCGCCAGTATAGGTAATGGTGATATCGTTGTTGCCTGTAGGCAGGGAGAACCAGGCTGCCAAGTCGGCAGTCGGCGAAAGAGTCAGGTCATCATAGGCATCGTTGCCGTCGTTCGTGACCTGCATCGTGCCCGTGTCAATAATCAACGCGTCGCCCGATGCGATCGTGCCGCTAAACGTCATAGACTCTCCACCAGTGCGAGCGATCGTAATACTCGTAATGGCAGAGCTGCCCGCCTCCACAGTGATCTGCAATGCGCGGATTGTGGCACGACCAATATCCTCGCTGGTTGGGACCGTGATTGCAGTCGGCGAACTGTCTAGATCGAATGACTGGGCGCTATCAAAGGACAAGCCGGTGTCGAAATATTCGCCACTGTCGAAATACCAAGCCCCGCCCAGGCTGCCGCGCCAGAAGGTTTCTTGAGTGACAAAGCGCAGATCGATATCCTGGATAATGCCATTACCGAATTTTGTTTGCTCATAACTACGCTGAGCCGTGACTTCCACCAGGCGTGCATATTGCCAGTGGATGTTGCCAGCGTTGGTCTGGCGATACAGGCGATTACGTGTGCCACGCAGTGCCAGCAATTGGAAGTAGAGTTGCTCCGTCTCGGCAGCTGTAGCCCCGCGCAGGCGCCGCGAACTCATACGCTCAACCGTGCCCACGTGTTTTTGCTGGCTTCCGAATTGATCCAAAGCTCCACCATCAGGCAGTGGATAGTATGAGATTGGCGTGGCTCCGGACCCGATGACATCCACCTGGTTGTAATGCTCAAGGCTGGTAAGACCGAAGCGAATTAGGCGATACATTAGCCGCCTCCGATCTTGCGGACCGCGCTCAGCACACCCTCTTGGGCTGCGACTGCGATCTGTTGCGGTGTGGCGTTCGTGCCAGGCACGCTGATGATGATGTCGCCGATGTTGATCATCGAGCTACCGCCTCCGACTCCAGCCATGCCTGGCACGCCCAGCTGGGGAGCGGATACTGCGCTGAGGTCGGCTGCCAAGCCAAGCATCTGACGGGTCAGCATCTGGCGCAACTTAGGCGCCTCGTCATCGCCGCCCAGACCGATAGATCCAATAAAATTTGCACCAATGTCTTTGCCAACTTTTGACGGAGAGTGCATGTCAAAGACACCTTTCACTGTGGTAATCAAACTGCCTGCCAGCGCTTTAAAATTTGCGACCAGTTGCCCAAAATTATTTTTGATGCCCAGCCACATGCCATCTATCAAAGATTTACCGATAGCCATAAACATTTTTGGTCCATCTTGATAAAGATATGTAGCCAATGCCACCAACACCTGCCCTGCGGCAGTAAGTAGTAATGGGATGTTTTGCAAAATACCCAACGTCATGGCATTGACCAGTTCCATCGCAGCGGTAACAATCATTGGCAATGCTTGCACGATTGCAGCAATTAGGGCTTCAATGATGACGGGTATGGCAGGGATCAGGATTGGGATAGCAGCGATTAACCCTTGGGCTAATGCCAGGATCAATTGCAGGGCAGCATCGATGAGCATCGGCAGGTTCTCGACGAGAGTCTGCACAATCGTAAGCAGTGCCTGCACCACGGCAGGGATCAACGTCGGCAAAGCTTGCGTGATGCCCTGCACCAGGGCAATCAGGATCTCCAAACCTGCCTCGATCAGCGTCGGCAGATTCTGAACGATGAAGTCCAGCAAGTTGGTGATGATGCCAATGGCAGCAGGGATCATCGTGGGCAGGTTGACCACGATCGCATCGATGATGGACTGCAAAATACCAAGCCCGGCGTTGAGCATTTCCGGCGCTTGCTGGGCGACGTCGCCAATAATATTGCCGATCAGCCCACCCAGACCCTGGGCGATCTGACCCAGATCACCATCCGCGCCGCTTACAATGGACGCGAATTCTTTGACGTATCCTTGCGCCTGTCCGAAGATCTGCTGAAAGCCCGGCAGGAATGCCGCTGCCAGTGTCGTCAACGTGCCGGTCAGACCAGCCTTCATGCCATCGAGCATGTCTTTAAAGTTTGCCAGCGCCTGCCTATCTTCGCCGTCAACGACCGCACCCATTTCACGCGCTTCTTCAGCGAGCTTTGCCATTTCAGCACTGCCCGCTTTGATGAGCGGGTTAAGTTCCTGCGCAGACTTGCCAAACAGCGACATCGCCAACGCGTCACGTTGACTCTCATTCTCGATCGCGCCCAGCGCATCGATGAGATCGGCAAAGACCGCTTCGTTATCGCGCAGATTGCCGCTGGCATCCGTGACCGACACACCCAGGGTTTGGAATGCCTGAGCCGTATCGCCCAGTTCGATATCTTCCCAATCTTTGCCTGCCGCTTTTGCCTCGGCTACCTTTTCGGCGTAATCCTCTGTCTGGTCGGTGGCGCCATCCATCGAACGGGTCAAGCGCGCCAATGAGCCGGTGATCGTATCCTGCGATGTTCCAAGTTGGTCGCCAATATAGGCAAGTTCTTCAAGCCGTTCGGTCGAGATACCTGTCTTTGTAGAGAGGTCTACCAGATCATTGGACGCAGCAGCAGCTGTAAAGACCAGACCGGCGATTGCCCCAGCTGCAGCGACGGCTGCTGTTGCTACAGCAACAAGGACCGTGACCGCGCCGGATACCACAGTACCCAGCCCTGCCAAGACATCGCCGAGGCTGGTGGTGCTGCCTTCGAGATCATCCATTGATTGACCAGCATCGTCCGCGCCCGACTGCAAGTCTTGCAGAGCGCCTTCGGTGTTACTCAACTCATTGGACATTTTGTTGAGCGTTTCGGTCTCTTTGTTTAACTTGATCTCGAGGTCCTGCGCAGCCTTGCTGTTCTCGCCTTTTTCAGCCTTGACGCGTTCCCACTCGGTACGTGTGGCGCTGACTTTCTTTTGTTGGATATCGAGCTGACTGGTCAGCGATTTGATGCGTGTTTCCAGACCAGTGGCATCACTGGACCAATCACCCAATGCCGCTGCGGATGCCTTAAAGCCAGACTCCAAGACGCGCAGCTCGCGGTTCATTGCCGCAACGCCGGTCTTGAAATCAGTGGTATCTATGCCGCTTTTTGCTGATAGTCTGTTATCGTCTGCCATCTCACAACCAATTCACCTGGTCTGCATATTTGCGTTCGCTTGTGGTTTTAGTTTCCGCGCGTCTCTTCCACTGCGGATACCGCATCACGAACGGCAAAAGGCTTTCCATGTCGGTTTCGTCAATCTGGTAAAGACTCCATTTGAAGGACTCCACCAGTTGACATTCAAGGTCGAGGAACCAGTCACCGCCGTCGTCTACGTCTTCTTCAGTGACTGGACCGTAGGGTTTGCCCCGGCAAGTTGTTTTACCAGTGCGTTCGCACGACCGAAGATCTGCCCGAGCACCGCGTAGCACTCGAATAGATCGGTCTTATCCTCCAACTCGTCACGGGTAAATTTTTCACCGAACAGACCCACGATGAAATCGAGCAGGGCATTGATCTGTTGCTCGCCCATTTCGTCGGGATCTCCAATTTCCTTTTTGAGGCTGATCGCCATTTTCAGGAATTTTGTTTTGACACGATGTAAAACGTGAGTTGCAATTACCTCATCGTCTTCGTTGTAGAAATTAAGTTCAATTGGTTCTGGCATGGGATGTCCTTTTCGAGCAGGGTCTCACGAATGAGACCCTGCTCAATCGATACATTAGGCGGTGGTGAAGTTGACTACCGTGTCTGAAAGCGTTTGACCATAGATATCGGTCACACCAGGGATCACGATAAGATAATCTGTGCTTGCACCAAGATTACTGTTGGGGTTGATGGTGACGATAGTGCGAGCTGCATTGATGGTGCGAGCTGCAGCGATCGCCGCACCGGTTGTCGGATTGATCAACACGATGCCATTCTCAGCATTACCAGCCAACGCGTTGCTGAAGGTCAGCGTTAAGTTTGCGCTCACGACGACGCCAGTGGCGCCATCGGCAGGCGAGGATGAAGAGAGGCTGAATGCAGACGGCGAGCCAGATGCAGGGATCTGCACAGATGAAAACCAGCCGGTCTCATCAAAGTTTGCTGTGTCTTCATCGCCCCAAACGCGCTTGAAAGATTTGGCGATGCCATCCACGGTGAACTTGTGGACAGTCTTGATTGCACGATAAACAAGCTCGACCATTTTAGGATCGGGCGTGTCTTTCTGAGTGGACGCCTCATCTTTGGGAGCTGCGAAGGTGCCTTTAAGAAACCAGTAATAGCGATAAGATCCGTTCGCCTTCTTTGAGCGGAATCCGAGCGCAAACTCAGGCGGATTGCCTTCTGCGCTATCGAGTACACGACCGGTGGCGGCATCAAACGTGTTGCCGGTCAGCAGCGCATGATATTCTGCAGGCAGGTTGGAGATCTTGAGAGCGACCTCAGTATCACCTTCGCTCTGCAGGGTGTCATACGGCTGGTTGTCAAAATATTGCGTCTGCGAATCTGTGGACGGTGTCGCAACGGCTTCAGCAACCGGCGCCAGGCTGAACGGCGTATCGGTGGTAAAGGCATCGGCGTCATCTGTCAGGATCTGTGCAGCGTAGAGATTGTCGAGACCGACAGTCTGTCGAAATTCGGCTTGAACAGGGGTCATAATATTGCTCCTTTATAGAACTTCAAGATAGAAAAAATCTTTTGCCAGGATAAAGTGACCTGTGTCCTGGTCTTTGGGTAACGGGCGTTCTGGTCCTTTAGTAAAGCCAGCGGACAGCATGGCTGTGTTGACGTCGGGCAGGCTGTCCAATCCGCTGACGCTGCAGATGTTGACCTGCACACGATACGTGCGCGTGATCTCGGCATTATCGGCATGGTCTTGTGGCACACCGGAGATCAATTGGTACACGATGTACACGTCTGGCAGGCTGGTGTTGTTCACCACTTGAAACGTATCCATCTCGAACGGGATGGCGGGTGAAAGAGTTGCCAGGGCGTCATTGACGCGCTTGAAAATGCTGGTCATCAGTCTGCCAATCCTTCAGCCTTGAGCGACTCTCGGATGGTACGCAGTACGAGCGCGCGCTTGCGATCAATTGCGGGACGGATGTAGGACTTGCCAGGGTGGAACTTGCCTCCGCTGGACCAGCCATATTCCTGCGCGTTGCCGTAGCGAGCTGTCTTGGCATCAGTAGAGCCTGACTTATGGATGACGCCAACTTCAACCCACGAGAAATTACCCATTTGATGTGGACCATCGACTTGGATATGTTCGAACAGATTGCCTTCGTCGATCGGGACAAGGTCTTGCATTTCCGATTGCAGTATTGGTGCGCCTTTTGTCAGTGCGCGCTGCGCTGCGGCATCGATATCCTTGCCTGCCTTTAATATGGCATCCATATACTCTTCGAGACCACGAACAGTGAAATAGGCTTGTGTCGTCATAGGGTGCCTTTCACCAGCTCTACCTGCAGCTCCAGATATTCGTTACGGTCCTGAATATTGTCGATGGACTTAACCTGCCAGCGTTCTGAGCCTTTTACGATGGCGGTGGAATAATTGACGTCGCTGCGATATCGGATCGTAACCGTGGCACGTTGGATCGATTTCTCTGCCTGCGCGGCAGTTTCGGGTCCATGCGCGTTGACCCATTTGGCATACACATTGGGATTGCTCGCGACGTTTGCCCAGGATGGCTTGCGCGCACCGCCTGCATCCGTTGTAAATGTTGCCACTTGCAACGTGATCAGGGTGCGCAGTTCGCCAGGGTTGGTGATACGTTCGCCTAGCTTCATGCTGTCACATCATCCGCAGGGTTTTTGAGGATCACTACAAAAATGACTTCAGACAGGTCTGCGCCGGAACTTTGTTGGATCTGATCGGTCTCGCTGATCGTGCTCTCAAAGCTCGCGGTCTGACTCCCGCTGGAACCATAGATGCCCAGCAGCTTGATCACTTCATCACCGATCCGCGCGCCCGACAGCGAGACCGCACCTGCCCCATTGATGCCCGTGAACGTGTATTTGCGATACTTCAGTGCTTCGGCTTCGAGCATCGTGAGCTGGGCAGTAATGCCGTGCGGCATATCGCCCGTCCCGCCCAGCGCGCCGGGGTCTTCGTACCACTGCACCAGCAGCATCGTTGCTACAGAAACAGCGATCTTATGCTTGGTCGCATCCGCGCTCCAATCGCGCCCGGTCGCAGCCTCGATATACGCATCGATGATCGGCAGCAGATCCACCAGACGCGGGTCCGTGGAAAGTACGCGCAGAGCGTTCGCAGCTTCGGTTGCAGTCAGTATGCTCATGGGTCCTCAGATCTCGCGGCAGGCGTGCCAGTCGCCCGCCGCGAGTGGGTCTCTTCAGGGAGGAAGGTAGGGTTCCCTGGGATTCCTAACTATTAGCCAAGCAGCGTGGCGATGAATTCGCTCTTGACGGCTTTCACGCCCCAGGCAATGCCAACTTCGTAAGAAACTTGGCGGCGCTGGCGATACAGGGCAACCTGGAAGGTGAGACCGCTGTACGGATCGGTGACGAGCACGACATCTTCGGCAGAGTCACCACCATCGGGCATCATCGGCACGCGAGTGAGCAGGTGAATGGAATTGCGATCAAACGCGAAGTTGCCAGTGTAAGCAGCGCCTACAGCCAGCGGGTCATTGTTGACCCACGCTACGCGGTTACCGGGTTTGCCCAAGGTCACCACGTTGGAAGCCAAGGCGCTATTCACCACGTATTTGTTGGTGTCGCGGCTGGTCTTGGTGTTGGTGAGGATGTCACCAGCCAGGATGGTATTGGAACCAGTGTCCACAGTGATGGCAGTGGAGCCAACAGCATAGCCAGCGGTCAGGTTGACCAAATAGCCAGAGCCGGTGCCGGGGGTGTGCGAAACGATTTGACCCGATTCGCGCAAGTTCATCTGCATGACCTTGCCAAGGTTAGCTTCGCGCAGGAATTCAGAACTACCCGCTTCGTTGACCTTGAAAAGCTGGGACTGCTTACCCAAAAGCTGAGCAGCAGCAGTTGTGTTCAAGACCAATTGCAGGTCAGAGGTCGGTGCGCCGTTATCCACGAGGATTTTGCGCACTTGCGCAAAATCGGTCATGTCGCCAGCGGTGGCAAATGGGGTCGTGCCTGCGGTGCCGTAAGCACGCGAAGCGCCCTGCTTGGCCGCCGTGAAGAGGTCGCTTTCGATCTCGTTCACAAGAGTACGCATGTGCTGCTCGAACTGCTGCTGAAGAACGTCAGCATAACTTTGGCGAATGCTCGCCTGTTCGTTGCCTGTCCACGGGAAGGTGATCGAGCGTTCTTTGCTGATGGTCATATCGCCATATGTCACGGTCTCGCCTGAAGGGTCAGGACCGGTGGCAGCGGGAGTGATATCAGCAGCCGAGCGAGTGGCTACGATTGGGTAACGAATGACTTGGTCTTTGGCTACCTGGGCGACGTCTGAGTCTTGAAAGACTGCGCCGATAAAGCCAAGCTGCTCGCGCGCCACTTTGTTGGCGGCGCGGTACAGGGTGGGGATCAAACCGGTTAAGGTATTAGCGGACATGGGTTATTTACCTCTGCTTTCTTTATGGATTAATCAATGAGACGACCGCCAGCCTGTGAAAAGGCGAGGCGCTCACGTGGGGAAAGGGCGTTGAATTCAGCAAGGGTCTTCACCTTGTCATCTTCAACCTGTGATTCGGTCTGATCAGACACGAATTTACTCGGCGCGCTGGTGCTGTTGGCAGACGCATCGCGCATCGACGCATACAACTTGTTGGCTTCCTCAGCCTTGAGCTTCGCCGCATCCAGCGCGGGGCGGAGTTCAAGCGCCTTGGTTTTGCCTTCTTCAGTGCCTTCGTTGAAAGCAGCATCCATCTCTGCCATGATGGTTTGCTTTTCAGCGTCCGCGGCAAGCGCGGCATCATAATAGGGCTTCAAATTTACGTTGGACATGTCTTCTCCTTATTTGTAGACATCAAGATAATCACGAAGGCGCTTTGCCTCGTGTGCTGTATCGTCACCGGCTGCAGCGTCCGTGCTGGATGAGGGGCGTTCATCGGTAACGTTGACATTTGGGTTGTCAGTGGATGCTGATTTCGCTCCACTGGATATGGGTTGGTTGGTTCGGTTCAGCAATGTGTTGACCGTTTCTTCGAGCGTGCCGATCCGGTCTGCCATGCCGATCTTCACAGCCTCACGCGCGCGGACCATGCGACCTTCGCCAAAGTCACTGCGCACGATCGAGGAACTCACGCCGCGATTGCGGGCAACCGCATCGATGAAGGTTTCATACGTTTCGTCAACACTGGCTTGCACGCTGGCACGGGCTTCATCGCTGAGCGGCTCAAACTGGTTGGCTTCGGTCTTGTATTTACCGGCGCTGATCAGGGTCACTTTTACGCCATCATTCTCAAGCGCCTTGCTGATGTCCTGATGCACAGCGAACACGCCAATGGAACCGGCTTGCGCAGAGGGCGTCATCACCACTTCATCGGCAGCAGTCCCGATCCAATACGCAGCCGATGCCATCATGTGGTTGACCACCGCCACGACTGGCTTTTTTCCGCGTGCGTTGTAGATCTTCTGCGAAAGTTCTTCCACGCCGCCCACCTGACCACCCGGCGAATCCACATCCAGCACGATCGCACTGACCTGCGGGTCGTTCATCAATTCATCGAAGCGCATGCCAAAAGCGTCTGTGCTGGTCGCGCCGGAAAGGCTGGTCATCATGTTGGCGCGTGGGAAGATACTGCCAAAAAGCGGCAGCACCGCCACCCCGCTGGCTTGACGTTCCTGCGGTCGTACCGCGCCGTGCAGTTGCGTCTGCACACTGTCAGCATCCATCTTTTCACCGCGCACATGCCGCAAAACGATGTCTTCAAGAATGGCTAACTTTGCGGGCAGGATCGCCCAGGGATATTCGAGGAAAGCGTTCAGGATGTAACTGGTTCTCATGGGGTCTCCTAGGGGGTCACCGTTTCTGTAGCAACATAGCCGTTCATCAGCTCTTCGACCGGCGCGTTATTGCGGGTCATGTAATACTGGTCGCCCAGCGGGTACGGATTTTCATCCTCGATGCGGCGCGCCTGGTTCGGCGTCATGGTGCCGTTGTTGATGCGCAGTTGGAACAATTCCGCACGGCTCTTGGCATCTGTGCGCAGGAAGGCTTCACGGTTCCACTTGAAATAATCGCTCGTGATCTGACTGTCAGATAACCATTTGATCCGGGCACCCTGCTCCCACTGCACCAGGTATGGGTCAAGCGTGGTCTCGAGGTAATCCTGCTTTTGCTGCATGTTGCTCTCGTAAGACTGCTTGCCCATGTTGAGCTTGTATTCAGGAATGCCAAAGAAATTGGCAATGTCGCGGTCAGTCGCGTTAATCGACTCAAGGAACTGTGCATCAGTCAACTTCATCCCGATCATGTCGAACTTCACGACCTTGTTATCAAGCACAGCAATACTGCCCGGTTCAGACAGCGCCTTTTTGTACTCTTCACGGATTTTTGCCCTTCCATCAGAATCTAATGCGCCTGCCATTTGCATCACAGCCGCGCTCTTGATGCCATCGCCGATGATCGTGTTTTGTGTTTCATACGCCGCGAGCTGTCTGCCAAGGGTCTCGGCAGCGAACTCAAGCACCGACTTGCCCACTCTGCCATTGGTCGAGTTGATCATGATGTGCAGAACTTCAACATCGGGCAGCGTATCGCGCATCCCGTTCGGGAAAACAACGTCATAAACCTTGTTGCCGTCTTTATCCAAAGTTGGCTTGGTGGTGCTGGCAGGCAAAATAAATAACTCCTGGCTTCCAACAGGTCGCCAAATGTAGGCATTACCCCAGAAGATCAGCCATTCAACGATGGTCTTCTTGAAAATAAACGGGTTCATCCACCGGTTCGGCTGGATCTCGATAAGAAAAGCAATATTGCGGGTTCGCGCATCAGGCGCAATCGGTTCGACCTTATCGGCAGTCCTTCGAAAATGTTGCAGCGGGATCTTTGCAATATCGTCGCCCAAAATATTCTTGGCGCGATAGGCGGTTGCAATGGTTTTGGCAGTCTCGGCAGTCACAACCTGTTTGGCTTTGGTGGTATGCCTGTTCGATCCTGAAAAGTCGTAACCGCTAAACAGTGCAGTCGGGTTGGTCGCTGCCAGAGTAGCAAACGTTTTTATGGCGTTGGTAATTAAGCCCATGTTATTTGCCTTCGTAAACTTCAAAAACATTCATAAGCGGTCCACTCACAGATCGCAAACGCTCAGGGTGTGGCACAGAATTCTTGCAATCCTCCACCCACGGGCGGATATAAAAATCAAGCGGGAAGTCGAACATTTCAGAGTGATACGTCGAAGGCGGGCAATGCTTCACCAGTCCTTGATAGCAGTCCATGCCGCACAAGATCACCGGGTCACAGCCCATGTGCAGCGCGAACCATGCCGCAGTATTCGATGAAAAAAAGCCGGTCCAGATGTCGGGCATATCGAACTCAACATCACTGCTCGGCTCAGGGCTGACGTGAATGCTTTTGTGCTCTTCCACAGCGATCACCTGAAGTGGGTTGGTGCTTGGCGCATCGTTATAAACCATGTACGTGGGCAGCCGGTCTTCGGGCAGATGATAGAACGCATGGTAGTTCACCGCAATCAACAAAGCATCTTTCGGAATACGCTGCAGATCTTCGATCAGCGAAGGACCGCCGCCTAGAATGGCAGCAGGTCTGCCTGCGTGAATATCTTTCATCTCGGAAATTCTCAATTTATTTTCCATTGCGATAATTCCCGTACAGGACTCCCAGCGCGATCAACAAAAGACCGCCAACGATCCAGGTCACAACCGCAGACCACAAAGACAAACCGTAAAGGATGCAAGCGCATCCACATAAGACCAACACATCATCGAGCGTCGCGCGGATTATGTTCATTGCACAAACACCAACTGCACGCGCCCCGTCAACATGCTCCACAGCAGACCGATAAACAGCAAACCGATTGCAGATGCCGCCCAGACCCCGATTGCATAAAAAGTTTTCATCGGGCGATACTCGTCACGGATGGCTTGCACCGCATCCTTTTGAGCTTGCTCACCATCGGTGATTTGCTTTTTCAAACCTTTGATCGCCTCCGCTTGTTTTTCGTTCGAGTCGTAAATATCCAGAATAGCAGAGAACAACAACACGTCACGCGTATTGATATCAATACTGCCGCCGCGCTCGATCACGTCTCGAATCTGTCGGATCAGTTCACTGTTGCCCGTCATACATTGCCCTCCTTAGGGAGACTATTGATAAACTCGCGTACCAAAGCAACCGCGTCACCAAAGCCCTGGGCGTATGTCTCTGCTTTGGGTTGTGGCTCAGGCAGAGGCAGAGGCGAGAAGTCCATCTTGATCGGCGAGACCAACACCGCATTCACCTGTCCGTTGTATTTGATCGCGCAATATTCCTCACGCAGACTCCACAGCCGCACCCATTGCTCTGCACCTTTGTCTTCCAACACTTCGGCAATGTTCACAACTTCTTTCAGCGTCAAATTGTGGATGCTTTCGCTCGTGACCGAAGCCTTCGAGCGCACGCGCAGCCCTTTGATGCTGGTTACTTTGATGGCGTTGATGGGGGAGTGGAAGTAACGTTCGAGCAGATACGGGAACGGGTCAATACAATACCCGCGTGATGTTCGGATCGACCCGACCACCGGCTGTGGCAGGATCACTTCAAAATGCAAATGCGTTCCGCCGCTGGCGCCGCGCTGCTTGTCTTCAACATTGCCGCCCATCGTGCCGATCTTGTGCCCAGTCAAAACCATATCGCCGGTCTTCACCAGCACCGTTTGCAAATGGGCATACAAAGTCTGATACCTGCCGTACTCATGTTCGATCACGACTCTGCGACCATACCCGCCCTGATCTGAATAGCCAGCCTCGACCACCACGCCGCTATACGCCGCGAAGATCGCCGCGCCGGGTTGACCACTGACGGGCGACATATCAATGCCCATGTGCTTGCCTTCCGTGCGACCATACATCTGCCAGTTGATATTGGCAAACTTTTGGAAGACGTACGCGGTGGGCACAGTTGGATAAGTGGGATACATAGGTCCTTTGGAAACAAAAAACGCCCGGCAAACCTCCGAAGAGATTTGCCGGGCGCAACACCGACTTGGACCGCAACAAGAGCGGTCGCTCACAATTTACTAAGTAGTTGGGGACAGGATATGGGGGATATCCTATCTCCCAACTTTCGTCATATTAGCACAAAATATCTAGAAATGCAAACGCGCTTCAAACTTGATTTGAATTGTTGCTACAGAAACGGCTTTAATCTACCCCTTGACATAGTACAATGATTGTACTATTATGGATACATGCAGACCATACACGTTCGTTTCCCTGAAAAAGAAATTCATAAAGCAATCGTTGCAGTTGCGAAGAAAAACAGACGATCTATGAATGCCGAGATTTTGCGCGCTATTGAGTACTATCTCAAAAATGCGCCAGAAGCTCAGCTAGAACCGGTCAGCAAGAAACCCAAAGAAAAAGACCCTACCTAAGTAAATCGAGGCTGAAAGGTGTCTCACCACCTTCCAGCCTCTGAACCACCGCTGTGCGCGAGCCACAACGGCAGTCTGAATAAATTTTATCAGACGCACGGCGGAATCAACCACCCCAAAAGGAGTACCGCCATGTCTGATCTTTCCGTTCTACCTGTTGCCCCCGAATTCACCGAAATTCTAACTGAAAACGCAGTTGCCACCCTGATAGACTATCTCAGGGAGACCAACGCGCCCCCGGCAATTCTCGACCTGACCCGCCATATCGAGAACCTTGGGTACTACCTCGCCGAATGTTATCGCGCACCTGAAATCCTGATGCGTGACCGCAAAGACCGCATCGACATCGAAGAGATCGTCGTTGAAACCATCAATGCGATTGCTCTGAGCGGCGGCACGTTCAAGGGACCAACCGGTGAGAGCCAGCCGCGCCAAGTACCCCAACCGGTCAAGGTGCGGAAATGAAAAAAATTCCATTGACACAAGGGCAATCATCCTTGGTGGATGATGAAGATTTTGAATTTCTTAATCAATTCAAATGGTACGCACATTGGAGCCGTCACAATAAAGCTTATTATGCAACCAGAAAAGGGCAGAAACAGAAGCATATTCTTATGCACCGTTTTTTGATGAAAACCCCCGATGGAATGGTTTGCGATCACATAAACCATAATACTTTAGATAATCAAAAAAGAAACTTGAGGAACTGCACTTTTCTAGAAAATGCGTGGAATAAGAAAAAATATAAAACAAACACTACTGGCGTGAAAGGTGTGCGGTTTCAGCAAGGCAAATACGACGCTCAGCTAATAGTCCGTGGAGTTGTAGTATTTAGAGCACGATTCGAAACGAAAGAAGAGGCAGAAGCAGCTTATGAAAGAGAAGCAAGAAAACATCATGGTGAGTTTTACTACGATGAAAAACAGGCTCAGCAATGAGCCTGTTTTTCTTTACCCTGGGGTTAATGTGCCGCGCTCAGAAAACAACCATGAATCACGGAAGATATAACTGCCAATACAGTTCCTGCCAAAATAACTGTGCGGCTTTATAAATCGGTGCCGTGCGCGTGCCTCGATCAGCCGCACGATCTCTTGCAGGCTCATCGTCTCGGTATTGATCTCGCGTTCCACGAACATCATCCATCGGGGATCAGACAACGAAAGCGCCAAAAGTGAATTTTGTAATCGGCGCTCCCAATCGTTTTGATAGTCATGCTCTGTTGGCAAACGTCGCAAGGTAGATCGTTGAGATGCGTTCAGCTTTATTTTTTTCATGGCTAAAATCCAAAGTCATCCGATTTGACGAAACTGGCAAAGTCATATGCCTCACGCAGCGAAGGCAAACGCACCATCGCGGTCAGGATGGACGCGATCGGGTCAATGCGTTTCGTGTCGCCTGCGTTTTTCTTGGTCAGCATGATGTTCTCTTTCGTATCAACGATGTAGTTTGCATTTGCCAGCGCACGCCTCAACAAAGGCGAACCATCATGCACAAGTTTCTTGGTCGCCACCAGCTCACGAAAGAGCTTGGTCGGTTCGCTCAAGATCTTCATCCACTGCGCGATCTCGACCGTGATATAGCCTTCTTCCGCGCGTTCGATCATAAAGTGCGTCGCATTGTAGGGGTCATAACACAGCTCGTGCGCCTTCCAAAAATATTCACTTTCGGTGAATTTAATTCGGTCATCGATCTTGCGATAATCAACGATTTCACCGTCTGTGATGGTCAACCAACCTCCCCGCGCCCAGTCACGGTATGGGATGCGGTCCATCTTCTCATGCCGTTCCACGCCCACTTGCGGAATGAACCCATGCGCAGACACAGCAATGCGTCCATCGGGTAGAACAAACACGCTGCCCATCGAAGTCAAGTCGATGCGCTTCGAAAGGTCGAAGCCATGCAGGCACATCAGCCCGGTGGTCAGATCAACAAACTCATCACGGCTGACACCGCATTGATCCCAGGACGAAACAGTTTCTTTAGGGGCAGGCACAAGATAATCTCCAAAATAAGAGCGCTCATTTCCCTCGACCCAGATGTTCAGTTTCTTTACGCGGAACTCGCGGATCTTTTCGGGGTCGTTGCTGTCAAAAGCAGCATTGTGCGCGTCCTTAAAATCCTCAGCCGCTTGCGGGTCAGACATGATCAACGGGTTGCACTTCTCCCAGTTCTTGGGGTCATGCTCATCGTCCTTCTCATCCATCTGGCGGATCATCACAAAATAGCGCTCATTGCGAGATTGTCCCTCAAGGATCATCTTGCAATATTCGTATTCCTTGTAACATGGACTCTCAACGTCTTTGCCCGCCGTGGTGATGATGTACATCAACGGTTGCGAGCGCTGTCCCTGTGCGCTTTCCAGCACGTTGTACATCTCGCCAGTGGGGTGGGCGTGGTACTCATCAACGAACGCGATCGACGGGTTGAATGAATCCTTGTTCTTGATCTCACCAGAGAACGCAGTCATGATGCCACCGCGAGACCTGTGATTGATCTCGTACTTGCCGATCTTCAGCCGCATGCGCACATCATCACTCGAACCTGCTAGGTCTTTGGCCGCGTTATAAAGTTTTCGCGCCTGCATGCGGTCCACCGCAGTGCAGTACACCTCAGGCGACGACTCCATGTCCGCGGTCATGCCATAAATACCAATTCCTGCACCGCGCGTCGTCTTTGAATTCTTGCGGCTCTCCGTAACAAAAGCCTTTGTAAATCTCCGCACGCCTACGACTCTGCCATTAGTCCGTTTTATTTTCACGGTCCTCGATGTCCAACCGAAGATCATCGAGATTTCCCATCTGTGAGAATCTACCAGCACAATCGGCTTGCCGATAATGTCCGCGCGTCCCTCAACATGCACAAGACTCCCAAACCAATCCACGGCAACAAAGTCCGCCTGCTCTTCGTCGAACTGCCACGCAAAGCTGCTGTCACGTTTCGGAACACTTATTTCAAGTTTCTTCAGTCGCTTTGCAGCTTCAGCTGGCAGTTGCCCAGCACGCGCCAGATCTGTGAGGTGACGCTTGCATGCAAGTTTCTCAAAGCGTCCAACATTACGTTTCCCCTCGAGGCATTCAAGCGCATAAAGCGTTGTGAAGTGAAGTTGAGCAGCCATCAGTCAAACTTGCTCCCAAACTTATCTTTTTTCTTTTCGTCAGCGTGTTTTTTTATAAGACGTGCGCGTGCCCCTGGTGTAAATCCTAGTTTGTCCGCGTACGTCGAAATGATCCGCGCCCACGCCTGCAGCTCTTTGATGTCGTCTGCACTTTTCGGGGATCGAACCGTCACAAGTCGATACTGGACCAGAGCATCACAATAAACCGCCAACATTTGTGAGTCCAAGTTATCGAGCAGGTCAATATCTTTGACGTCCTGCATGATTTTTTTCCACTCAGCCAGGGCGTCTTTATTCGCGCTCAGCCACGCCGGTGGATTTATAACGACCTTTTTGCGTTTTACCTTGTCAGCAGCTTCTTGGCGCGCTTTGACCTCGGCATCGGTCCAGTGTTTACCACCGCCCTTTTTGCCGATTTCCATCGTTGCTGCAGAAACAGTTTTAGTTGGCATAAATAAGCTTTATTGTGACGGCTCCAATGTGCGTACCAT